CGATTAGTCGATGATACCCCAACACAGGAGCTTGTCCTTGATATCAATCTCCAAGCCTACTACTTGAACACGATTAAACAGTTTGAAGGTACTGCCCTTCCTCGTCTAGTGTCCCCTGTTAAAACCAATCCTTATCAGATTGTATTGGATACAACCCCTGTCAATGTGAATACAGTGCAGGTGCAGGTTAATGGTGAAGATGTTGTCTTCCCTGTTGAGAACACTACGACTAATCAGCTACAGGAAATTGGTTATCTAGTTGTAACTCAGATTACTCCAGTAGTGAAATACTCATTCGCATTTTATCGCAATGGTGATTTCAGAGACTGGTTCTCCTCTGATGATAATGGTGTGGATGCAGCAGCTTTCATGGTGACTGGTTATATTGCTGGTCCTCAAGAGACTAATGACTTCATGCGCAACAAAGGTGTTCCTTACCTGTTCGTCCATAGTCGTCGTACTGAGAATGGGTTTGAAGAGGATATCAATGGAGACTTGGTCCCCACTAATCAATCTTCATGTATCGTACAGTCACGATGGGAATGGGCAGATAGTGCTAACTCCAACCGATGGGGTAATCCCTTCCAAGCTTACAGGTACAAGAGATTGTATTTCCCTGTTGATAGTCTTGATCCATATGATACTGGATTTGCTACCATCGTTACTAAGAATAAGCTACGAGGTAAGGGTAAGGTGCTGTCGATTAAATTCTCAACCGAAGAAGAAAAGAACCTTCATCTCTATGGATGGAGTATGATTATGAGTATGAATGGCAATGTATAAAACAGCTACATATTATTCAGACGATGACTTTGTGATGAAGGTGGAGCTGTATAATGGTACTCCTCTCATTCATCTCCAACTCTACAAAGCCACTAAGGCTATCATCGAAAAGGTGATGCAGAAGTGGGCTGAGGTTAAAGCTCTGGCATGGGCAGATGGCTACGATGCCATTTACACATACACACAGGACAATCGGATGTTCCGTATCTTCGGAGCTGAGAAAGTTCCCGGTACGTTTAATTTTCAGGGTAAGGTATATGAGGTGGGTAAATGGGACTTGAGCTAATCTTAGGGGCTGCCTCTCTGGCAGTTGGACTAATCTCCACTGGTATCTCCACCTCTAATGCTAACAAGTCTGCTGCTGCTCAACGAGAGACTCAGAACATCCAGCTTGGACAGTCTGCTGTAGCCTCTAAAGAGAACAGACGACAGCTTATGCGTGAAGAGCGTATTCGTCGTGCTCGTATCATGCAGGGCAGTGAGAACGCTGGTGGTGCTGGTAGCTCTGGTGAAGCTGGTGCTATGGGTGCTATTACAACCAATGTTGGTGGACAGATCGCTGCTTCTAGTGGTGAGAGTAGAGCCAATGCTGGTATCAATCAGTGGCAACAGAAAGCCCTAGATTTCGATAATAAGGCTAGACAGGCTCTAGCTTGGGGTGAGGTATTCCAAGGGGGTATCACAACCTTTGGTAATATTTTTGAGGAATAAGGAATAACGATGGTTGCTCTATCAGATTTTAACACAGTTGAAAAGCCTAAACTATCAGACTTTGCTTCCATCGTTAAAGGTGGGACTGCTGTAAATAGTGCTACCACTGGCAATATCGCAGCTCATGCTGCTGTCCTTTCAGAGCCTGAGAAGGTTCTACAGAACTACTCGATGATTAACACCGAGCTTAAGAACACTAACCAGAGCAATACTCTGGACACTCTCCTTCAGGAGAATGCTAATACTGATAAGGCTGCGACTTACTCTGAGCTTCAGAAAATCCTACGTGACCCTTCCATGCCACAAGATCAGAAAACGGCATACATGGATGGTTACATCAACATGGTAACTGATCAGGGTAATGCTCGTAGCCTTTCTGCTCTAGTCACTCAGCAGGCTATGCTACAGCCACAGAGTGATGATGAGAATGATGAGACAGCAGATACTGCTACATTCAATGTCATCGAAAGCTTAGATGAGGTAGATTTATATAAGGGATGGTTGCAGAACCGTCTGAACATGGAGAACACTCTCAAGGATCGAGATGGGTTCAATATGGTTACTGACTTTGTGGAACTTATGGTTCCATTCCTTGAACCTGCTGCTACAGCCAAAACTAGGCTAGCACAGGGTGGAGATATTGGTAGTGCGGTGCAGAGTATGGCTCTCCTAGGTGAGAGCAAAGCTGACATCAAACAAGCCATTGCTCTGATGCCTCTTGACCAAAGACGCGCAGCAGCAGAGAAGTTGATTGGTATCGTTAAGGGCACTGGTGGATCGTGGACCATACGTCCTAATGAGCTTAATGTCGTCAATCAGCTTAATCAGTATCTTGTGAATGATGCCTACACTCCTGACGATCAGCTCCTAGATAACATCTTCTCACTCGTTGATGTGGTGTTCCCTCTAGCTGGTTGGGCTGCTAAGGCAGGTAAGGGTGTGAAAAGTGCTGCTGCTACAGCTAAGCGTGCTGCTCTTATTGAGACCACTATCGCTAAAGATGTAGAGGAAGTAGTAGCTACCAATATCCCTGTCCCAACAGATGGCAGCAATTTCATTGTAGATGGTACACGAGATGTTATCATCGACAAGGTTATGCAGACTGTTAAGGGTAGCAAGGATTTTAAGGAACTCACTGAAGAGAGTATCAATGCTCTCCGTGATCGAGTTGGTAAAGCTGTCACACTACAGTCTGTAGGTGAAACAACTCTCCCTCAGAACATTGCTAAAATCACTTCTGACTTTATCGCTCAGGAAGCTATCTCCTCAGTTAGTAAGACTAAGATGGCTAAGCTTGTAAAGGATGTACAGGAAGGTAGTAATGCCGCTCGTATGTCTGTTCGTACCACAGTAGACCACACTAGCCTCTCTCAGACTATGAAGGATGCCAATGCTGGTAAGGCACGTTCTATCAATGATATGATGGAGACAGATGCTACAGGTGATGTAGCTCGTGCTCTGTACGGTACTGAGAAGTCAGATGCTATTGCTAATGACCGTCTACCAGAAGTAGCTAATACCGATGGCAGTGTTCGTGCTAAAGTCAATATGGCTGAAGCTGGTCCTGCACCAGATGAGAATGTAATTCGTGCTATCACCGCTGAGAAGGGTCGTATCGAATTTGATACGAAAGAGAAACAACTCATGCGTGATGTCGTCCGGGATGCCTTCCGAGACGTAGTTGGATTACAGCCTCGAAACCCAATGGGCACTGTAGGGGCCACAGACACACCGTCAGGCGTCGCTTTCGATATGGTGTACGGTCCAAAGGATGGTGGCTTCAAAGCCGCTCAGCAGGGCTTAGAACAGGTTCTATTGGCCTTTCGTAAGTATGGGGTGAGTGAACGTGAGATTGAAATCCTTGCTAAGGACACCACAGGTAAGTATATTCCGGTTAAAGGGGTGCCTTCGGTAGAGGGAAACTACCTTGTTCGCGTTAAGCATAATTTCGAGTTTAGCCCCGGAGATGTAGTTGAATATTCGCTTCTTGGAAACAGTAAATACGTCATGTTTGAAAGCCGTACTAGCCTCACTGATGGTAATGCTGGCAGCGTGCTACAGCACATTGTACCTTCTTCAGCTATTATCAATCGGGTTATTTTCAATGCTGCTAGTGCTGCCTCTGACGCTACTGCTAAAATCAATAAGCGCCTTATCACTCTTGGTGGTATCTATGCGAAAAACTATAAAAGACTAAGCCCTCGTCAGAAGGCTCTGGTTGATCTCTATCGTATTGAAGCTAACGAGAAGGGCATTGCTTTCTCAGTATCTAACCTCAAGGCTCGTGGCTTTGACAATGACGCTATCGAAACCATGCGTTCATGGAAGACTACGACAGATACTATGTGGTGGTTAGAGAACGTAGACATGAATAAAACTCTACGTGCTCGTGGATGGCAGAGGTTTGTTGATCAGAAGAATGATAGTGATCTGGTTGTACGTCCTGTCTCTAATCGTTTCGGTGATAGAGTTAAGGCTTACGATCCAGAGAGTAACAGTATCCGTTCAATCGAACGGGCTGAACTAGAAGACCTCTACGCTAAGAATGGGACAGTTGCAGAACTGAAACAAACTCTGGAGTTAGGTGATGATACAGTTGACTTTGTACTCGCTAGAAACACTGAGGGTGGATACATTCGTCGCATCCGTGATGAAGATAATAGTTTACCATATCGGGATGGCTACTATCCAGTACGTTACGATGCTCCCATCTTCATCACTAAAGAGTTTAGAAAGAAGGGTGGAGAGGTTTACACCAAGGCAGTAGCTACTGCTGCTAATCATGGGGATGCTAAACGTCTCATTGAGAGGCTACGTGCTGCTGACAAGGAAGGTAAGTTTGAAGCTCGTGCTGACTACAAGCGTGGTACACAACAGTTCGATGACGCTGAATGGTCTAGTGCCGTATCAGGTGGTCGTAGTGCTCAGCGTATCCGTGGACAGCGTCTACAGGAACATCAGACACAGACTGATCTCAATCATACAAACATTGATTCTCCAGAAGAAGCTCTCATTGCTTCTATCCGTTCTCTAGCTTCTCGTACAGCTTTCAGAGATTGGGTGGAAGTTACTAAGGCTCGATGGATGTCACAGAATGGTGATTTGCTTGAGCCTCAGAAGGGTCAGGTAATGTGGCCTGAGAGTGTGAAGAAGATTGGTGCTGGTAAGGCTCTAGCTTCTAATGCTCGTGTCAAGGATGCTATCGCTACTTGGCGTTATGTCCATGCTATGGAAGCTGGTTATGTAAACGTTCTCGATGATATGTCTAAAATCTTTTTCCAGAACATGTCCACAACTATCGGACAGAAGAACTGGGGATGGATGGATAAGATTGGGAAAGGATTGGAGAAGGGAGCTGATGTCCTAGGACAAGGTAGCCCAACTGCATTCGCTCGTAAGAAGGCTTTCCGTCTTCTACTAGCTGCTAACCCTTTACGTCAGCTACCAGTACAGGCTATGCAGGCTCTACCAATTCTACTAGCAACTAATCCTCTAGCTATCCCTAAGCTCAGCATGCAGATGATCCTTCTTGACTACCTTGCTAATGGTGGAGACGCTGTTAGCTTTATGAAGGTGCTGGCTAAGAAAGCAACTGGGATGGACCTAGCTGATGCTCAGAAGCTTCAGAAGGATTGGGAAGCTTCAGGCTTTGAAGCTGCTGTTGAGGCTAATACACTGATCCGTGATCAGATGGCCTCTCTCGTAGACCGTACAGCTTTCCAAAAGGCTAGGACACTAGCTGGTAAGCCTCTAGACTTCTTACAGAAGATCGGGTTTAACAAAGGTGAAAGCATCCTCATGCGTAGCATCTGGCTCTCTGAGTACGACTTGCTACGTAAGGCTGGTAAGACTGTTAACGCTGAAGATCTTGAGAACTTAAACGCTCGTGTACGTAACCTCACCTTGAATATGAATAAGGCTGGTGAAATGCCATACAATGAGAACGCTCTGGCTGCTGCTATGCAGTTCTTCCAAGCACCTCATAAAGCATTCTCTCAAATCCTTCTAGGCCACACTGGGCTACGTACAACGCCAGTAGAATTTCTCGGCAAGAAATTCGACGTTCCAACGGAACGCATTAAGCTTGGTACTTCTTACGTTCTAACTTATGGCGTAGGTGGTGGGTTCTTAGCTGATTGGATTATGAAGGGGATTGGTGGTGATCCTGAGACGAGGGAACTTGTCGAAGGTGGGCTATTCAACCTCATACTCAATGCTGGTCTTTCCTCAATCTATGGAGAGGAAGTTAGAACAGACTTCTCAGACAGCCTTCGTCTACTCACAGCTCCAGATGTATTCAAGTTCTGGAACTCTGCGATGGCTCTAGACTTACCAGAAATCCTTTCGTCTTCGCCAAGTGCTGCACTCGTCTTAGGTCAAAGCCCTCGTGTGACTAACTTCGTCAAGCAGATGATGCGTCCATTCGTTGTGGATAATGATAAGAAGGTTGAGGAGTTGGTTCTTGCGGGTAAGACGTTCCTTAGTATGTTCTCTGGTGCTTCCAACATCTTCAAAGCTAAATACGCTATGGAGATGAACAAGACTATCAGTGGCAAAGGAGCTACAATCGACTATCATGTGAATGATATGGAAGCGTTCCTCAAGGCATCAGGGTTTAGCACTATCGATGAAGTACAGTATTACGCTTCACAGGATTTGGTCTACCGCACTAGTGGTAAGTTCAAAGACGATGTTAAGCTGGTAGTGGATGAAGTTAGTTCTCGTCTTGCCGCTAAAGGTATCGACAATGAGAGTGCTAATTATACTATCGATATGATGGCTGAAGCTCAGCGTGTGTTTAAGAATGATCCCTTCTACATGGAAGAGTTCGCTAACCAGATTTACTACAAGGCACTGGCAGGTGAAAATAGCCTGTACACTCGTCTACTAGGAATGGCTGGTTATACCACTGAAGAAGAGTTTGAGAAACTAGTCAATACATCTAACCTAGAGCCCGAATTTAAAAAGACGCTCTTACAGTCTAAAACTATGTTTGGAGATATAATTAATGGCAACTAACTATGGAGACACAATCTTCGAGGATTCGTTAACTCCCGAAGTCCCCATTGTTCAGCCTGTAGACAACAAGGCCGGGGAGTATTTAGCCTCCGGCCTTGCTGGTACAATCAACAATGTGAATAGCATTCTGTTCAATCCAAACGCTAAGGCTGCTAGGGCTGAGGGCGCTAAGAATAGTATCTTCGCTGAATACGCTGAGGAAGTTGGTTTACTTGTCGACGCTAAAGAAGAGCGAGGCTGGAGTACTGATGAAACTCAGCGTAGACTGCGTGTCTTACAGAATACTTACGTCAGTAACAACCCTGAATTAACAGACGACTTCTTCACCTTCTCGAATAAGCTGATGACTGAGAACGGTCTTGGTGGTGGTATCCATAAGGAAACTCCCATTGAAACAGCCAATCGTAAGAAGGTGGAAAGTGCTGTTCTAGAGGGATGGGATGTCAGTACACCAGCAGGTATGGCTGCTTACGAGAGATCAAAAGCTAGTGATCTCTATCTGAAACAATCACAGCAAAAAATTGAACTCACTCTAGCTGCTGGTAAAGAACTAACGGCTCAGACACAGGCGGAAGCTACTCTCGGTCTGCATGACATGATCGCTAATAAAGTCCCTTGGGTCAACAATCTGATTATGACTACAACTAATCAGCTTAAGAGTGTAACTGATCCTGTGCAGCGTCAAGCTCTGATTGATCAGGCTAAGGCTAAGTACGGAGAACAGGCTGCTATCCTTAGTAGTCTGCGTGCACAGAGCCAGAACGCTGTAGACACATCTTATCTCACAGCGGCAACTGATCAGCTTATGAAAGTGTTTGAGGAAGTAGCTACTGGTAAATCAGACCTAGCTGCCCTCACTACAGCAAATGAACTAGCTCAGGCTAAAGCTAATGCTATTGTGTATGTTGATCCAAAGGTTGCTGCTCTCATTGCTCTTGATAAGGCGTCTAAGTTTAGCGACCCGAACGCTATCCGTGCTCTAGATCAGGCTAAACTTAATCTATGGGGGAGATTAAACGATCAGGGTGTTATTGCTGATGATGGTACTACCTCTTCTCAGGATAAGCCCCCTGATATTGTAGACAAGAATGAGAACGTAGCTCTAGTATTTGATGAGCTTAAGAAGGGTACTACTTCTATCGTCAACGATAAGACAGCAGACCCTGAAGCTAAAGCTGCTCAGTCTAATAAGATTGTAAACACTCTTCGTTCAATCGTTACTTATGGTACTGGTGATCAGGACGCTAAGAACTTCACCTCAGTGGTAGACTTCCTAGCTGATACATCAGTTGGTAAGTTTATGGAACAGAACAAGGATAGTATCAATCCTCAGATTGCTGATCAGGCTAAGTACACAGTTCAGCAGCAGTATGAGAATGTTGTTCTTCCTCTAATCAATGAGCGTTGGGTGGAAGCTCAGGCTCAGGTAGTTAAGGGACAGGCTGGGCTAAGCCAGACTGATATGTTCTCTACTGGTGTCGGTCTATCAGCTAATGGTGCAGCTTCTCTTGAGAACATCGATGTGAGTAAAGCTATCGTTCCCACATGGAATGGTGCTGGCATCGAGTTCATGGTTGCCCCTGAGTTCAAAGACAATGCTGTCATCCGCTCAGTAGCTAAAGACCTTAATGCTGGTCCTAACGCTGCTGCTCCTGCAATCAATAAGCTTGTTCGTCTATCTGCTCACCTCTCTGGTAACACAGATTACAAGAAAGCTTATGATGAAGCTTATGCTCCACGTCTATGGCAGACTGGTGAAGATACAGAAGCAGATGCTGGTAAAGAACTTGATACACTGACCAACATTCCTGAAGGTGCCCTACAAGGCCCTGTAAGCCAGCCTACAGCCCCGTCTGGTTGGTCTGGCACTAGCCCCACCTCCTCTATCAAAGGAGAGGCTGGTGGCCTATTAGACGCCATTGGTGAGGCTGAGGGAGCTGACTACAACACTCTCTTCGGTTACGCTGAACAGGAAGGACAGCCATTCGCTGGGACTGACATCACCAAAATGACTATTGGTGAAGTTATGAGACTTCAGCGTCAGATGGTGTCGGACAATGGTGTATCGTCTGCTGTTGGTAAATATCAGTTCATTCAGCCCACGCTTAAAGAAGCAGTAGCTGGTGCTGGTCTGTCAGCGGGAGATACGTTCTCTCCTGAGAACCAAGACAAGCTAGCTCTATGGCTTCTACGTCAGCGTACAGACTTTAATGAATGGGTAACTGGACAAGCAGACTCTGCTAAATTCCAGAACCAGCTAGCAGGTATTTGGGCATCAGTTCCTAACACCTCTGGTAAATCAACCTACGCTAACGATGGAGTTAACAAAGCTTCTGGCAAGGGTAAGAAATTAGTAGGAATGCTATGACAGTAAATTGGAATGAATGTTATAAAGTGTGGAGGGAATTTGAGGGGCTAGAGCTTGTAGCCTACCCTGATCCCGCTACAGGGGATGATCCTTGGACTATCGGCTATGGTCACACTGGTGGTCTATCTGCTCCTCTTGTTAAAGAGGGAATGAAGATCACTAAGGCTCAGGCTGATGAGTATATGAAGAACGATCTGGAGGCTTCTTATAAAGCCCTCCAGAAGTTAATCAAAGTAGAACTCAATGAGAACCAGTGGGCAGCTCTAGTCAGCTTCTATGGTAATCTAAAGACCAAGACATTCCTCAAGTCTAGTGTTCTGTCCTACATCAACTCTAATCGTCTAGCAGAGGTACCGGGTCGTATGGCTCTGTATCGCCTAGGCGATGGTAAGGTGATGAATGGACTTGTTCGTAGACGAGCTGCTGAGGGTGCTCTTTGGATGTTGCCTGTAGCAACTATCAGTAATAGTCCTAAAGAAACTGTAGCTGTTGAGAACAAAGAAACACAGGGTGTGGAAGTTAAACCTGCCGCAACTAAGAAACCTTGGGACTGGGGTGTGGTTGGTGTTGTTATCACCACACTGGCGGGTCTCTCTGATGAGTTTAAGAAACTCCTAGGAGATGTTACCTCAGCTCTTGGTGTCCCTCCCCTGTACCTCCTCGCTGCTGTCGTAGTAGGGTTTGGTGTTTGGACTATCTACAGTAAGTGGAAGGACAAGTAATGACCCTCAATGATAAGATGAACCAAGTACTGTCTCTAAAGGACAGTACAATGGCTGCTACTTACTCCCTGTCAAATATCACCACTTCTTCATGGGCTGTGTTGATTGATCTTAGCGATACAGTCAACTGGCCTCATAAGAATACAGGAGCTATTGATCTTGACTTCGTATCCATCCAAGTAGATAAGCCTAATGCTACTACAGGTAGTTTATCAGTTGGGGTAGTGACTAGGGTGGATGGTACTAACGCTGACATTACAATCGTTCGTGGGTTGTCGTTTAGTAACGCTTCAGAGAACTCTCTGATCCGAGCTTCTAACTTCAATCCATTCAGGGTTAAGTGTGATGTGGTTAATGGTATAATGCCATACTTCCCCACTAATACAAAATTACTAGCTACAACTGAAGTACAATCAGATGTGGCTTTAGATAGCCATAGAGGGGCTGCCACTGTGTTCCCAGCGGTTGGAGATGTTCTGATAAGGTTCTCCCACACAGCTGGTACAGCATGGGTAGGAGCTGTCTCTGTCTTCTATAATTCTCATAAGGTAGTTTGATGGTCCCGTTTAATGAAGTGAAGAAAGACGCTCTAGCTACATTGACTAGTACAACTGGACCTCTACCTGAGCTGGAGAAGAAATGGCTCTTCACACACACTGATCCATATGTGGGAACCATCCCCGATATGTACAGAGAATTCTACCGACTCAAAGGATTTGTAGTTGGTAGCTTAAATGATCGTGCTAAGGACTACCTTAACGGTCAAGGTTATACCGGTGATGTTCATACTATGTGGTATGAATACTGGTCTGACGGTGGCGAAGCTGCTGTCTAGGTTGTCTGTTCTCCTAGAAACAGACTGGGCTTGTCCCATTACCTTCAAAGGAAAATAACGTGAATATCAATAAATTTTTCAAAGACTCTTTAGCGGCTCTTAATGACGCCACTAGTGCTAGAAACGTAAATGAATGGCGTAAGAAGTTTGTAGCAGCTCTCACCGTTATCGGTGATGCTCCCGGTGTAACTACCACCGCTACTGCTGCTGAAATTAATATGGCTGCTGACAACTCAGCTAATATTGAAGTTGTAGCCGCTGCTAACGTCATCACTGCTGATGAGAGCGGTAAAACTTTCTTCCTCAATCTAGCAGGTGGTTTCGCTTCTACTCTCCCAGCTCCTGCTGCTGGTCTACGTTACAAGTTTGTTGTGTCAGTATCTCCAACCACTGCATACACTATCGTGACTAACGCCAGTGCTAACATCATCAAAGGTGGTGCTATTGAACTAGCTGGTACTGCTAGCCCTTACATCAACAATGGTGATCTCATCACCTTCGTAGCTAACACTGCTGTTGTCGGTGATTGGGTGGAGGTTATCAGTGATGGTACTAGTTGGTTCCTAGCTGGTATGTGCTCTGCTGATGGTGGTATCACTCTCGGTTCAACCTAATAGGTGAACCATGTGGCAAATTCTTTGGGGGCTCGTAGAGCTTGCCCTTAATAAATACAGTGACTACAAACTAAAACGGGCTGATAATGATTTGGAAAAGGAGAAAATCCATTCTCAAACAGAACAGTCGAAAGATAAATGGAAGGCGGTGATCCTTACATCTACAGGAGCTTGGTGGTTCCAGTTATTCTTCATCATACCACTAGCTCTCTGGTTCGCTTCCGTAGTCATCTATAGCATCCTCTGGTGTGAGGGATGTATGTATCCCCAACCTTGGACTATAGCTGCACTACCGTCCCCTCTCAACGATTGGGCCGCTGCTATTATAGGCTTCCTCTTCCTCACTAATGTAGCGAAGAGGTAGTAATGATAAACTTAGCAGATCATATCGGTTCATTCGTAAACGCTTTAATTGTCGCACTGATTGGTGCGGTCATTGCTTTGATTAGAAAGGTGTTTACAAGCGAGAAGAAGATTAGCATTCTTGAAGAGAAGCTTAAAGCTGTAGATAGAATTGAGAAGGAGGTTAGTGACCTCCGTACCGACATTAAGGACATCCTATTCAGATTATCTGAATAAAAATAAACCCCGGTCGCAGACTTGATTGTCTGGCCGGGGTTCTTTATTATTTAAATAGTGCTTTTAGTTCATCATATCCAGCGATGTGAGTAGAGACTTGATCCTCATACTCCCCACCCATTTCAGAATGGACGACACCATTAAAGTTCCAACCGAGAATCTGTGGAACTGAAGTCCGTCCGGGGAAGAGTTCTTTAAACTCTGCAAGGTGAGCAGGGTTCTCAATATTATGAAACTTAAACTTCTGTCCGTTCTCTGTTAGAAGCTTCTTAGCCTCATCACACCACTTACATGTAGATGTGCCATAGATTTCGTATTCATGGTATTTCATTTATTCTTTTCCTAGTTGATCAAAATCAATTTCACATGCACGAAGATAATCTACTACTTTCTGTAGATCATCTGCTGATGCACTGTTCTTTAGTCGGTTTGCAAGGTTAGACATTATCACCACATTCCCCGGATGATAACCATTTTCATTATCAGTTCTATCGATAGAGTAGGTCCAGTTTACGTCACCATAAATGAAGGGCTCTTTAAAGACGGGGCACACATCAGGAAGTATAATATCTTCGAGAGTGATGGTAAATCCAATGTCATTTCGTTTGGCTCTAGCTTTAGCCCTATTGAAAATTCTTTTCTCAATCGGTGTTTGATACCAGTCCCATTTTGATTTCTTACAAGGTTTGCAGCGGGAAGTATCTCTACCTCCCACACACTGCAAGTGAATAGAGAAATCTGTTTCTGGTCTGTCCTTGAGACAAGTTTTACAGATCACTCCTTGCCCTCTAAGTCAAAGTCGATTTCACAACCTGACCCAGCACAAGCTGCTTCACCTGTAAGGTCAGTGTTGTCTTCCTTCTCAGTCACTTTGGAGAGATCAATGTCTGTGAGTAAGGAGGAAAGGTTGTTGTATTCTTCCTCGGTGATATCTTCGAAGGGAGTTTGTTTGTAAGTGCCTCCATCATAGGGGAGGACACTAATACCATTGTAGGTGTCTCGGTTGACATACATCCATTCTCCAACTTCTTCCCATTCATTTTCTTTAATTGAAACAGTTACACTCACATTGTTCGTGTTATCTCCAGAACGATGACCATTCTTCACCCAATTCAGATTGTATCGTTTGGTTCGTTCAAGGAGGGAGAGGGCTGATTCGTTACGGAATGTAGCTGATTTAGGAGCCTTTTGCGGGACTCCAACGACTGCTTGAGTTTCCGGTCTAAAAAATTCATCTTCGACGAGTGCGGGGATTTGCTTCTTAAGATATTTGTAAATTGTTTCATCTTTACCAAACCTCATTCTTCGTAAGTAATAAGGTGCATGCCAACCATGTATACCAGAACTGCTACCAACAACCAAGCTAGAAGTGCCGGAAGGTTTAACGGTAGTAACACGAGCAGCAGATTTAATCCCAATGATAGCAGAAACAATAAAGTTCGTATCCGAAGCGACATTAGCAGCCTCCTGTTCATTTAGTTTCTCAATTGCACCACTGGCAATGCCAGTCATTCCAACACCAATAAGAGCATCTTCCTCAGTTGTCTGTTGCCAGATTGGCCTCAGGTAGTGGAAGGAGGTGTAGCCTGCTTGGAGGGTTCCAAGAAAAGCTGCGTCTCTGGCTCGTCCGTTGAAGTCTGCTTGATCTGTAATATCGGTTGTGTTAATTTCCGTAAGATTACAAAATTGGTAAGGTCGTAGGGCAATTTCACAGCAGGGATTTGTGCCCCAATCGAGGTTGTTGGTCCAATAAAATCCGGGTTCACCAGCTCCAGACCTACGAACGCTCTCCCAAAGACTTCTAAATTCTTCGCGACTAACCACGCCTCGAAGGAGTGCAACTGAATTGTTAGCTCTACCTCTTTGTGGGTTGTCATTATACCATTCTCCACTCTTAGCATTAATCATTTCATCGTCGTTGTATGAGAACAATGAGATCATCGCGGCCCTACGAATTCCTCCTGCAAGTACGGCATCTGCTTCGTAACAAGCAATATCGTGGGCTTCAATTGGTCGTACTCTTCGTCCGATAGCGCCATTAAGAACGCGTTCAATGTTGAGCAAACATTGCTCCAATGGCTCACTTCCCGGAGCTTTGCCTCCTGAAACAACAAGCTCTGTACCCTTAGGCCGTATCTCCGAGTAGTCAAATTCAACTCTTCGTTTTCCATAAAACCAACTTTCTACTAAAACCCTTACTGCATCGGCCCATCCTTCGATACTGTCGCCCACGATATAACGACGCGATAGTCTGCTTGGGCCAACCACAATTGGAAGTTTGTCAACGTGGCGATACTGTACAGAATACCCAACACCAGTACCACCCAACAGGAGAAACATAATTTCAGAAAAAGCTCTGGTGTCTTCGATAGGAAGATACGCACAATTGTAAATACGAGATGGATTACGTTCAATAGCTTTCCCTGCAAACTGTAATGAACGCATACTAGGCAGCACTTTCTTGGTACGTACAGAGCGTTCGTACACGTCCCCAATCTCATTAGCGAGACTGGGGTACTTGGCTACGTGCATGGCCTTGTTACGATCAATAATCTCATCCCATGTTTCACGACGTTGTTTATCGTGATTGAAACGAGCATATTTAGAATAGACAGTGATATCCGATAAGATTTTTTGAGAGAGGTCCATTACTTCCTTTTCTTCTTAGTCTTCTTGGCTACTGAATACGCAATAGCTACGGCTTGATCGGTAGGTCTACCTGATCGTTTTAGTTCTGCAATATTAGTTGAGATGGTCTTCTTACTCTTCCCCTTCTTCAAGGGCATGTCATCTTCCTCCTCAAAATTATGTAGAGAAGAGGGGCAATAGCCCCTTTCCTTATACTCCAACCTTGGGTTCCTTTGGAATTTCTACAGTGACGAAGAGACAACCTTTCTCATCAAACCCAGCCTTAAGATCGGTAGGGTAATCTGGATGAGTGAAGGTAATAGACGAACTAGCAGGATCAACTTCCTTGATTTCCACCCCCGGATTACCAGATAGTACATCCCGAGTGAAGACATCTACTGTAATGCAGTTAGGAGCCTGTACAGGGGCTTCAGCAGGTGGGATGGTACTGGGAGTGCTTACATTAGCAAACACCACTGTAGGGGCTCCTAAAGCGATTGTAAGGCATAATGTACTAATTAGTGTTGACAGCAAGCGCATGCTTAATCTCCTTTGGGTTAGAGGGAATAATTCCCTTTTCGTTTAAATGAGAGATCATTTCATCTATCCTATGACCTCTTCGTTTGCCCATATATGGACGGATATTATTTAGTACTCGATATACATCTTCTCGTTTGGAGATAACGAGAGATAAACTTTCTTTACCGTTAGCTCGTACTCTATCATGTAGATTCCCTGCTTGAAGAGCATGATATAATTTTTCAATCACATCTTTATCATTCATCTCACAAGAGATTCTACATTCTACATATTTGAATTGTTTGTGAGGGACTAACATAAAAGTCCCCTCACCTTCGAGAATACCAGCAGCCCATGCAAACATATCACCCGACATTCACAGCTAATGCATGTTTTTTATCGGCAGGAAATTCATTGAAACGAGTTCTACCCCAGCCACCACAACTCTGGCACTGGAATTTCTTATACTTGTAAACGTTAGTTACTGCGTAACCACGCCACTGAAGATGAGAAGAACCACACTTGGGGCATAGTGTCTTATCAGTTTCAGCATACACAGCTACGTTCGGATGACGCCTCATGTAAGGACGAGTCTTAAGATAGATTTCTTCTAGTGTAGATACGTCCTGCTTGTTATAGACTTTCATCTCTTCCCAAGCTTCAGGATTGTTACGCATACATTCCTGCCAGAGTTCAAATCCGGGGAATTTAGCGTGACCACCCTTCTTCTCTACACCAAGTAGGATGGCCAAATGTTCGAGAGAGTTACCAGCAAAGTTGAATTCATAACGAGCAACAAGCAGAGTATCCACAATTTTGTAAGGCGACGGTGGTTTGAGTCCGAGGACAAGAGCACGTCCTTGAATAGTAGGTAGATCAAACTTAGCTCCATTATGAGCAACAACGATATCAGCAGCGTCAAGGACAGCAAGTAACTTCCTCACTAGTTGTTTCTCTGACTGATGCTGTGTGTCTTCATACCACACTACGTCTTCATCAAGCCATTTGTAAGCATACGATGCGAGAGTGGAATACTCAAGCACCTGCTTAGCTCCAATGTTTTCTTTAAAGAACCGCCATACATAGGCAGTGTTAGGGAACGTCTCTACGTCCAATATTAGGATTTTCGGGGGCATTGCCCTCTTTCTTAATGGTTAGCCAGATGAGGAACAACGCATTACAACCGACATGTGACCAGTGTAACAGGCCACTTTCCTCATCGTATACTTCTCCTTCCTGAATTAATGTCAGGTGTCGTAGGAGAGCGTTACTGTATCGTTCAATGGCATTCTCTACCTCTTGCCAAGAGTTCGGAGCGTATTTCTCAGCCCCAAAGGTAAGTACCTTAGCAATCTCATAGAGGGACAAGAAAGGAAGGAGCCACATACGTGGCTTCCCCTTGTCGTATTTCAAGCCGGTCATTATACTACCTCTATTTTCAACTGATTGTTAGGACGAGAGATAAATAATCTCTAGACCAAGAGCCACAGCAGTAGCATGTTCAGCTCGTGCTCCATAACTCTTCTCCCAACCGGGGAGCATAGCAATAGCATCTGCTTCGATACAGATAAACTGAAGGTCAGCAGCTAGAGCATCTCGCAGAAACTCCTGACGATTTTCTGTCATTGCTTTTTCAGCCTCTTCTACCGTACCATACACTTCTACATCGAGATCAGCAGGATTGAATACATCCCATCCGTCCTCTCGTAGAGCCTCAGCAGCTTCGTTGAAAGCTTTGTGATTAAGGTCAGGATAACCGCCCATAGGACCAGCTAGATAGATAGCTTTAACAATAGGCTCATTATCCTGCTCAGCGAATGGTAGTTTGAGTTGAATGATGTTCTCAGACATTGTTGTTCCTAATGATTTCACGACGAGTATTCTCATACCCGTTCTTCTTAATCTGAATAGCTAGACGACCGATAGCAATCTGATCGTCCTTACTAAACTTCTTCATATAACGTACTACCATGTCATTATTCTTGAGGAACTCTTTCATATTGAAGATGACATTCATTCGGTTCCATGTACGTAGGGTGGGGTTCTTGACATCATCGAAGGTTGGATATCCCTTGAATTCATCATAGGTCGTCATCGATATCTGTTTCTTTCTGTTTATCTCTACGGATTTTAGCCATAGCTTTTTCTAAGTTAGTTTTGATAGTGTGGCAATCGTTGCAAAGAACTTGGAGATTATCTCTCTCACTAAACATACGTTCTACGAGGGTATTGTAATCCACAAACCCCACAGCCGGATCAACAATAGGTTCGATATGATCAACGTGTACATTCTTTACTCTTCGACCACCAGATTTAATTGTAGCCGGTACTTCTTTTTGACATCCAGCGCAAAGATAAAATCCTCGTGAGCGTCTAGAGTCCTTAAGACATAACGCAATAGGCCCCCACCGCATTGTGGCAGCTCTAAGCTGGCTTCGTATAAATGATCTGAACCGAGCTTCGGTCCAAGTATTTCCATTTCTGGTTTTAGGTCCACCAATTCTACCTGCCAATTACTTGTCCTTCTTAGGGACAATCCATTTCTTATTTTCTTTGTCCCAGTAACGTCCATCAAACTGTGGAGGTGGTTCACAATATGTCTGATCCCCACAACAGGGATTAAGCTTACAACGATTAATCATTTACATCTTCTTCAAAATTACAGCGGTCCACGGTTGTGGTTCTCCCGGCTCATAGTTGGTTTCCACCTTATACTTATCCATATCTGTAGTGTTCTTCTTCTTGAAGTCGTTAAGCCAATCTCTGGCTTCCTTCTTCAGCTTGAAACTCTTCTTCTTAAACGGTTGATACTGTGCCATAAACTTCTTCCAATCGTTTCACAAGGAACTGAGAGTAATAATCCCCTGACTGTTTAAGCCATTTAATCTTATTCTTCAATCCAATCTTATCAATCATAGCCATTCCTCAATATTAAAATGTTTCAAAGTTCCGTCGGCATTACGTTCTCGAACGATCCAGAGCAAATGACACTGCTCTGTAAGTAATTCTTTCCAGTTGTCACCACCCACTTCTTTAAAGACACCGACGACGGCACTAAAACAGTCTCGTTCAGATGGAAGGTCAGCGAGTATTCCGTAGGCTGTAACGGGTCCGATACCCTTCGCTCCCCCAATATTGTCAACCACGTCCCCTGTAAGGAGTTGCGAGGCGAAGAACTTGAAGCCACCACCCTTGATTTTAGTTCCTGACTTGCCACGAATGAGTTCAATCTTTCCAAGACCATCATATTCTACTGGTCCGAACTCTGGTTGCTTCCCACATTCCCATCCGTAATGATGGCCAGGGACCATTCGGAGGTCTTTGTCCCGAGTACAGATAATAGTTCCTTGAGGGTCCAATCGATGTTCGATTGATATGATATCGTCTGCTTCACAGCCTGATGCCACTTCGATACATTCTTGAGATAATATGTAAGCTGTAAGATTAATCCAGTGGAAAGGTTTATCTTGTTTTCGAGTTCCTTTATATACTTTTCCCTCTGCGATAGCTTCTCTAAAGTTAGGAGTAAAAGCTTCCTCGGCTGATCGTGCATTGGATCGGGCTGCCATAGAAAAGGTCCGTCTGTCTCCGGTGAGGAAGAGCTTGGCTCCGTCTGACCCACTCCCTTCGATAATCGTTCGTATTCGTTCATCAAATACTTCCTTTACAAAATCGAAAGGGAGAATTTCTAGTTCTCCCGTTTCTTTGTTAAGCTTCTGTCCTACACTACCACATTCGTACCGGAGTACGTCAGCATCAATCAATGCCGTTCGCATGCTTATACTCTTCTAGAAGTCTCTTCTGCTTCTTGGCAGAGAAAGGACGAATAGAGATAGGATCGATGATATAAATCTCCTTCCCCATTTTCTTTTCAAACTGATTGTATAGACGAGCAAAGAATGTAATACGCTGAGTGTAGGGGTCTTCATCAGATACGGGCAGAGCTTTATGCCCTGCCACGTACATTAGATGACCACGCTTAACATTCTCATGGATGAATTTATCTGTGACTACTTCACAGAAATCACCAGTACGAATGAGCTTTACCAATTAGCACCACCGTCCTCTTTGTCCTCTTCATCATTCACTTCTTCCTGAGTGAGAATCTTCTTCTCTACAGGCTTACCCTTATGATTGTCTAGAAGCTCAGCCAACTTAGAGCCCTTAAACTCAAGCCCTCCCTTAATCTTATCCTGTACGAACGAAGGAAGAGTAAGGAATAGTTCTACATCAGGTTCATCAAGGCTGAAGTATCGAGCGTCATTCACTAGAGGTGGAAGCTTCTCAGCATCCTTAGCACGCATGGTAGAGACAGCAGCAATGTTGTTAAACACCTTGCCCTTATTCTTACCCTTACCAGCGTTGTTTACGATTGTAATAGTTGCTGGAGCACTAGGTAGCTTAGACCAATCTCCGTCATACTTAAGCTCAGGGTCGAGAGCAAGGTAACGCTGAGTAGACTTCGCCTTGTCAGAGTTGAGAGAGTTGAGGGTGAAGGTTTCTGACTGCCAACGTGGTTTCTCTTTAACTTCATTACCTTCATCGTCCTTCATAAATTCATCGGAGAGTTCATACGTAGTCATAATTTCGTTCTTAGGGTCCTTAGTCTCACCATTATATGTCTGAGGCTGTAGACCAAGATCGATAACCATAACTAGTCGTGAGGGGTATGAACCGGGATCAAGGGGTTCCTGTGATTTACCGGTACGTGGTACTTCATTTGCTTTTAGTGTCATTAGAAACCTACCCTTAGGCTGGAAGTGAACTGGAGGCCGATATCATCTACTGGGTACCTCTCGTAATCTTCTTCGTCTCGGTCGCTATTCGCAAACCAAATTTTTAGAAATTCTGGTTCATCTTTTGGTGTAGTGATAAGGATTTCATCACTTCCTTCGTAAACAATAAACATTAGTTGCCTTCCTTTTCGATAATGCTATAATCTGTGTGCTTGTTCTTACGGATAGATTTGAGGAATGCTACAGCGTCCTCTCGCTTCTCATATGGGCCATGATGGATGATGAGAACCTTCGCAGGTTCCTTCTCCCATTTAATTTTCTGTAGATAGAATTTAGTCATTTAGTGTACACCTGAATACCTATCGGCAAATTGCACGTCGATACCCAGCTCCCTATTTAGGTTAAGTTGTTTATTTAATTCGTAGATAGAATTTTTCAAGAGGGATGCTGCGTTTAATCTGTTTCCTTTCCTAACATGTAGAACCACTTCATCATGGAACTGTGCTGTAAGTTGACTACGCTTCGATCTGAAGAGTCTTACCCACTCGTCGAAAACGTAGCTGGCAGTCCCCTGAATCAAAGTCGAAAATCTGTCCTTCTCGTAACGTAAACTGTACCATAGATGACTTATAGGGTTGAATAACCACATTTGGCCATTCACCGTCTTCACTATCTGTTGTTCGGCTACTTTCTTGATGGCCCAATTCTTTTCCCAATAGGTTTTCCATACTTGTTCTGCCTTTGTAAGAGTGATATCAGCGGTGAGCGCAAGTCTTGGGGGTCCTGCACCATACTGGCATGCGTAATTTCCATTCTTAAAAATATCTCTAATAGGTTTAATTCGTTTATCAGAGCCATCTTTATACGCTCGGACTTGATCTTCACTGACTTCTTTCGCCAACAGAGCGAGGCTAAGGTGGGGATCATAGTCATCGTTACTCATTTCCTTTACGTATTCTGGATCGAATGGATAGATGAAATGCTGCTTAAGTCTGTCTTCAAGCCCTGACATATCAGAGCCACATAGTTCGTAGCCCTCTTCAGCGATTAGAGCCCCTCTAATTTCTTCCCCATAAGGCTTGCCAACTTTTGGAAGGTTGACAGCAGTCTTATGTTTGAAGCGTAGAGTGTTAGTTAGTCCTTGTATTTCCGCAGCAATATAATCTGTGCCACCAGCAAAGTTAAGAAAACCATTAAGGATACTAATCCTATGATTGATAATCCCCAAGCCTTGAAGATCAGCGATACTACCATTACGAGGAATGAGAGCCAACACAGAAGGGCATAAATCCTCTGAATGTTCTTCCCTAACTTGAGGTATCTTTCTCGTTGTTCCATCTTCTTCTTTCACAAACTTAAAGGTTGCGGGTTTCCATCCAAGAGAGAACAACCAATCCTTGACCTGTTTAGGGGAGGCTGGATTAGGCTCTTTCTCATCGATGAGTTCTTTAATCTCTCCTGTAAAATTTTCAGGAAAATTCTTAGCCTTGAGTAAATGTCTCCACTTAGCTCCAGCTACGGATAATGTCCCGTCCTTCTTGAAGGGCTTGTTAGGAGGGCTACGGAGGGCATACACAGGCATTCTAGGCATTGCTGCTGTCAGTGTAGCCAACTTACCCTCACGGGCCTCAGTGAGCTTCCTAAGCGATTCTAGGGCATATGCCTTATCGAGTTTCCATTTGCTATGCTCTTGCTCTTTAGCACAATCCATCTTAAAGGTGAGATATTCAATGAGAGGCTTAGCTTTCTCCCAACCGCCGTAAAGCACGGTGAGATACTTCTTCATCTTCAGCCAAAGCTTAGTGTTAATCTTTACGTCTTCACTACAGCGATGGATATACACTTCAATAGGTTGGTTCTTCCAATCATTTACAACTGGTTTAGGTACGCCAAACTCTTCTCCCCATGATTCAAGACCATGAAGGTTACGATCAGGGTAGAGATACCAAGATAAGGCCAAAGTATCCACGATGGTACCTTGAAATCGAATACCAACGAGGCGCTCAATAAGAGCGACATCATAACGCACAGAGTTATGAGCCACCAAAACACTAGCATTTTGAATGAATTCCTTTATGTCATGGTAGTCAGTAACTGAATTACTTTCGTTAGTTGACAGATTATAATAACTAAGGCAATGAATACGAGTAGCTTCATCTAGGAGTCCATCGGCCTCAATATCGAAAACATAAATTTTATCCATGAATTACAACCCACACAACAATGTACATCAAAAGTACAACACTTAAACTTTTAGCGCATTGTACCAGCAATAACATTGTTACGGTATTTGTATATGATCTGGCGAACATTAGTGTGTGTCATACCAGTGTATTCTGCAATGTCTTTCGTTTTGAAGCCATACAGCAGAAACATTGAGAGGACTAGTCTGTTGTTGTCCTCTTTCATACCACGAATCACTGCAATCGCGGTCAGTCTCTCCTTCCTATATGGGACGAGTTCTACACCATCTTCATCAGACAGTTCTTTAGAGACACCTCTATCTTTTTCTATGTCACGACAGTCATGGATAGCGTTACGAAGAATGCCTTCAAACCAACGCTCAAATAAATCCTTACGCTCATCGAAGGTAGAGAAGTATTTCAATGCACGAGCATAAGCTTCCTGTACACATTCCTCTGCGATAGCTTTAGATTTATTTGGTACACGCCAGATAGTACGCTTGACTAGTCGTTCGTAATGAAGAAGATAGTGTTCTGTGATTAGTTTATTCCTGTTCACAATCCCCACGTAACCTCTTCTATAGTAACTAAAAGGATTTTAGGTTTTAAAGCTTCATATTCAATCAATGAAGTTTTATAATCTCTAATTAATTGTTCTTTCTCATTTTCAAAATACAAGCTCACATCATAATCTTTATAATAGAAACGTTCTGTTTCATCATATGGATATGATCGAATTTCATACCCAACTATCTTCTTCATTATGCTTCCTCAAAGATTGTGGTATTAGGATTCCAATAGAGAGGGAACCTACCTGTTTCACCAAACTCTCGGTCTTCCAAGAGCACTAAATTACGCATATGTTTCGTTACTTCATCATTCAGATCAGGGTCTTTGTTCCCTTCCAGTCCAATCATTACGTTACATGAACGCATCATAGCACGGGAGCCAGCAAACTGAGCACTATAGACGTTGCCACCCAACTCATGGGGACAACCACCAAGGCCAATATACTTGCCATCATGGTAATACTTTTCACGTTTTTCCTTTGAGATGTTGCCTTCTGGTGCCTTCAAGTGACAGAATATGAAAACCACGATATTGTAATCAAGGGCCATAGCTGCCAAGTCTTGAGCGATTTCTTGGAGTTTGACATTGGCGTCTCCACTATCAATACCATTGGTAAGATTGGTGATCGGATCAATAAAGACTGCCTTGGCTCCCCAAGAAACAGCGGAGATAATGTCAGCTTTAAGAGTATCCCATCCCAAGTGTTGGTAGAGACTGACCATAGCCAACTTACCCTTAAGAATTTCACCTGCTTTGTCATAAGCGTCATAGTCAAACTCCTTATCTGGATCGTGGAAGTATTTCCCAACCATTTTACCGGCTAGGAGCTTGTATGTCTTCTTATTGCCCTCTTCAGGCTTCGCCATGAACACGGGGACACCGTGATGTTTGATAAAGTGTGCTGCAAGCGCATTGAGAAGTTCTGACTTCCCCATTTTGACTCCAGCTCCGATATAAATCGTCTCACCATATCTGATCCCACGAGTCTTATCATTGATATGCTCCCAAGGCCATGTCAAATCCCCAAACTTAGGGGGAACACGAGCCTCTTCATGTAGACTTTCACCAAATACTAGTCGTGTGTTCTTGGGACGCTCAGCGTTGAACGTAACAGCATTGAAAGCTGCCTTGGCAAAGCCATCAATCAGTGCTTGGTTAGCATCCTTACTTGGCAGAGTGGCTGAGATCGCCTCAGGAAATACTTTAACTACTTCTTTGACAGCTTCTTTGCCAGCTTCATCCTGATCGAATGCGAGAACAATCTCTTTGAAGCGGCCTTTAATCTCTGACTTAAACTTAGCCAGATCACGGCTAGCATTACCACTGCCATGAGGAATAGAGATAACTGCGGGCTTACTATCAACCCACTCAGACTTAGTGAAACGATCAATAATACGAGATAGAGCAACTGCATCGTCCTCTCCTTCGGTTATGATGATACGTTTACTGGCTGATCCTTTAGCTTGTTCCCAACCAAATGGATCAACGTCCTTTAGGTCCCCGATACTCCATACTTTCTTCTTCTCCCCTTCTTTAGGGATTAGTTTGCATTTGTAACCACGAAGCTTCCCTCCCTTATAGTAAGGGTAGTAAATGACTTCAGGTGTAACACCGTCCATCTCTGAAACAGCCACTTTGATACCAAAACCTTCAAGGGCTTGGGCAGAGAGCTTCTTGTAATCCAATGGAAGAGTTTGGTATCCACCAACTTCTGCAATTTCCGCATTGATCTGCTCCTGTGTCTTGATTTCTGGTTGAGGAAGAGTTTTAGCCTCTCGTGGTTCACCGTAGGGATTAGCTACATATGTACCACAAGCAAAACAATAACCATTTACTAGGCCAGTCTCTTCATCTGCGAATACTTGTAAGCCTGTTTTAGTCCCACAGGCATGAGGGATTTTAGCTAGGCATTGCCCCATTCTTTTCTTCTGCTTCAATCCAGAAACCGCCATAATAACCGTTATGTTCATTATGGCTAGCGATATTGATATCGCCAACAGAGGTTTTAATATTTAGAAATTGAATTTCATGTACATCATACGAGTCGTCTTCAGTAGAACTGTCAGCCAGCTCCCAACCTAGATAGTCCGCTCCGATATAGTGATTAAGATTGTCATCAATCACCCAATATCGATTTTCACAGCAGCTCTGACCATTATCAGAAATGGTGATGGTGTTTCCATTTTCAAATTCAATGCATACACCGGGGTCATCATTCATCTCAGTGATAGATTTAATCTTAGTCATACCAAATCCTCCAAATTAGGTGGTTTATAGTTTGATCCCTTCAATACCTTACCGTCTTCACGGTAAATAGGCTTACCGTTCTCGTCAAGCTTAGACATATTGGAGAGATGTACTCGTGTAAAAGCTTCTTCAAGCTTATCAGCGACACCTAACGCCACTAGAGTACCTAGTAGTACATATAGGAGATCGGCTGATTCTTTCAAGAGGTTCGTCGTAGTTTTTTCTTCGGCAAAACTACTCCACAGTTCCTCGTTTAACTCGGAACATTCCTCTTCATGCAACTTAGTACGCAATTGTACAAAATCTAAAGCCTCATTCGTACCACCGTCCATGATAATGTCAGGACGATTAATCGGATGACCAAACGCTCGATGGAATTCCTCCATCATTGTAATTAGATTTTTCATCGGATGATTTTCTCCTGTCCGGGTTCAATATAAACGTAAGTAGCATAGGGTTTATTCTTTTCAACCCATTCATCGGCATCACTTTCTGAATAGAAATAGCAAATAGGTGGTGAACAGTTATCCCATTCTCCCCAATCATAAAAACCTATATAAACACCGATATTGATTTTAGGTTTTCGTGTCATAGAAACCTCGCTTCATTTTTCTAGGAAAATTCCTGTGTTCTGGACTTAGAATCTGATAGGGTCATTAGCCATTTCATCGGCCTCGTCCAATTCCTTCCTCCGTATTTTGTGGTACATTTCGTCTCCGAAAGCCTTCCACATGAAGAAGGGCAGACTGATCAACAAGCCACTCATTATATTCCTGTACAGTGATACGACGTTTAGGCATAACTTACACCTCCCGGCGAAATGGGTTGACACGTTCATCCTTATACATATCCCAATCAGTACAGAATGATAATGGTTGAATGATACGTACACCATTCTTAACCATCTCTCGATAGTTAGGAATTTGTGTGAACAGATAAGCATACGGACCAAGTACGCTATTCACAAACTGTACCTCACCACCAATACTCATCATCTTAACTACTTCAGCAGGATTGGCATAGTTACGAGACGCTGTCCTCACCTGATCCAAAATCTTCACCCATGTCTCGATAGCATCAAGATCACCAGTACCACGCATAGCACGGAATTCTAGTGAACCATACTTGAACAGAGAACACGGATTGAGAGAGCAATAACGAATGTTGTCTCCCTTGAGATTAGCTAGCTGATGCTTCTTAGCGCTAGTAATGAACTCATCGATAATGTATTCAGCATCTTTAGCCCGGAGACAGAAGTGATTACCCTGCCTATCCTCCCCACAGTATGTGAGGAGGAGTTCTTCTAGAATGAAATAGGTAGTGATGAATGTGAAGAGCTGCTTAGGTGTGTAGTCCTGTACGTTAACATGAACGTGTACACCAGAGGTCTGTGTGTCCTTAACATCTGATCGATTGAACTTGTAAGCATCCTTAAGGGCCTTTAGAGCGTCGTGGACGCCCTCTAGACTGGCAGGCTTGTTCATCACGTACTCATGTGCCTCAAAACCTGCCTGAAGGCTCCCATCGTTCTCTACACGCCAAGGAATGGGTAGTTCACGTGGTAGATGATTACCCTCAGCTTCAATCTCTACACCGTATCGCCCTTCAGTTAGTTTCAGATTGGCGATAATGTTGTAAATCGTATTCTTCATGCTAGTGTCTCCTCTAGTGCTTCTTTAGCCCACCAAAATTCATCCTTAAGACGGAAGACACGACGAGCTGCATCAATCATAGTACCTACAGTATACTTTCCCTTATGGAAAATAGACCCATCAACACCGATAGCGAAGTTCCTATCGTATGCCATACTCTGTAGCTTCTTACCGGGATTAGCGATAGCCCTAACTACATCGTCGTAAGAGGGGTAGATACCTTCGATAGTCTTACCAATCACATCGTTAGGCAGTTCTCTACGAAGAAGGTCTTCTTCCTCTATCTCTCCATTGTTAGGCTTGGACAGACTGTAACGCATATTCTTAGGACGTAGCCCCTGTTTCCAATCGTTACGAAGAGGGATACGAGAGATGTATAGAGCCTTTCCTCCAATGTTAGCGTAACCTAGAGGGACAGGGTTGATGTCAAGCTCCTTGTAAGGGAATTCAATCTGCTCCCCTCCAATTAATTTGATTGCTACAACCCTGTTCCCTACAACTTGTACTGAGATGGCTTTGTCCTTATGTCGGACAATAGTCCCTACCAGTCTGTTAGCAGCGTATGCTTGGTTATTGTAATTGTTCATTTTAGAACTGATCCCCCCCTACAAAACGACCAAAACGATCACGACGAAGATTAGGGCCTACAGCACGAGCGACTTGGGCAGGAAGGGCGGGTGGTGCTGGTGCGATAGCATCCCACACATTCACATTGAAGTTCTGAGCAGGACGACCACGAGGACGAGGGTTCGGTGCTCCCCATAGAATTTGAGCAGCATCAGCAAAAGCTATATTGAGATCACGACCGGCTACACCGGCACCTCCACCTCCTGCTTTAACAATATTGATTGCACCGGGCTGGATACCATTATTCTCACCCAAACCATCATCCAAAATGCCTTGGAGACCAGTACCAGTATTCAGTACCTTATCTACTGGCTTTTCATTAGCCCTCTTCCACTTAGCATAGTAAGTTTTAACGATTGGGTATGAGCCCGTATAGTATACGCTATAATATGCAGCCTTTTCTACCATACTATTGTTAATCCACTTAGCTACGCCCTCTTCACTAAGCCCGTCAACATAAGCAGTTCCCTTGATAAGATGATTGAAAGCCTTCTGAGACTGATCAAACACCATCTCCTGCACAGCAACATCCCTCAGCCAGAAGTTACTCATGGTTCGGTATTCTACACCATATGGCTTAGGACGATAAGCACCAGCCTTCCCGTATAGCTCACGACGACGCTTGTCCCAATCAATAACAATACTAGATAGGCCAACACTTGAATCAAGCTGCTTAACCATCATCTGGCAAGCATCGATATGTTCAGGATTATTGATGTCTTCGTTCTCAGTCCAACCTAGATGGATGTGACCAGAGGCTGTACGGAATGACTTAGCAGCATCTGGTTGAGGATTAGCCTTACCAGTGTAAGCATTGAAGTCAGGCTCACAACCAAGGATACGGGCTTCTTCTGGCTGATCAGCAATATACGCAGGATCGAAGTCAGCTACTGGTACGAATGCGAATTCGTATTCAGCAGGAACCATCTTACGTAGCTCACCAAGAACAGTTGCTACGTTAGAGACGAATTCTGCTGAATTACTAGCAGGATCAATATTGAACTCTAGCGCCATACCGTCAACCTGAACAGCACCACCCTTAACCTCCTGAGGGTTCTTCTTGGTCCCCTCAATAATGCCATGTGCGGATACGAACTTCCCATCTTTCTTTAGAAAGAATTCCGGATCAGCTCCAATACGTAGTTCCATTCTATTCTCCTTTTACTTAACGTTATGCTTCTTCAGTGCCTTCTCTGTACGACTACGCATGTCGCAGATATGGCAGATAAACTGCTTAGGTCCAATCCACACAATACTATCTAGTTCGCGTGGAGTGATATTCTGCTGGCATTCAGTACAACCATTCTTGATAGCTGACATGAATTGCGAATAAGTTAGTTCCTGTCCCCTGTAGCCAGTATATACTAGCTTAGGGTCAAAGATGAGATCGTTTGGAAGGACGATGACATTATCTTCCTTCTTAGCAGCCTCAGCAATAAGGTCCTTGATAATTTCTACCTTAGTCTTTTCAGGCAGAATTGGATAGCCATCCATAGTTGTGTTGGAAGGAGGTAGAGCATCCTTATCTTCATTTTTCTTGTAAAATGGGTCGTTCTTCGATCCAATAACGATCACCTGAGTTGGACCCATTACTGGAGGATTGTTGATAAGCTTCATCTCCGCTTCGTTTTTCTGTTCAACGAATTCATCAGAGATTGTACGCATATCAATAGTAACGTACCTCTCCCATTTACCAACCTCTCTATTCCAATTGACAATACAACTCTTAACACGACCAGTGAAGTAACCATGACTATCACACCATACATCGTGCTTAGGATTGTTGGCAGAGTAGATACGGATATCAAACATATCGGGAATGGAGGCAGATTCACATAGTAGATGGGTTAAGTCATTCTTAGAAGTCCTTTCACCCATGACTTGAAACTGAATGTACTTGTCAACATGCTTCTTAGCCAAAGCCTCAGCGAGGTCTTCAGCATTAGAAGTTCCACGGTAACTGTTAGGTGGAGTGGGAGCCTTGTTACCAGAAGTGTTGTTGGCCCCAATGTCCTTGCGAAAAGGGTTTTCCTTATTTTCGTTTGTGTTTCCGCCCCCCATATACTTTGGTGCGACATATGGGGGCGGGGTAAAACCCTTATAGATGGTCTTCTCATACATGAGCTTCTCTGTCTTGATAGACCCATCACCCTTCAAGTTAATGTAGTGATGTTCAAAAGGTGAGAATTCACTAATCTTGCTATGCTTGACATCAGCCTTATTGAGAGCTACTTCAAGCATCCAAGGTTCAGAAGCCCAATAGAATGAATAGCCATCGTTGCTCCAAGCCCAATGTAGGGGACGCTCATTGTTACGGATGAAATGCATAGTCTCATCACGCTTATCAAACCATGTTAGCGCCCATGCACCATGTATGTTGGCAAGAGTTTCTTTCCAACCATTCTTATCAAAGCCATAGATAAGTGCTTCACTATCCACTTCAAACTTATCCACACCATCAAGGCGATGAAGATGCTGTTTAGTAAGCGTCCCATTATGTGCTCCTACAACATTATTGTGGAGGAATGGATGGGCATTCTCAGCAATCTTACGACCAACAGTAGCAAATCGGTTATGACCAATCACTGCCTTAAGATCATGTTCCTTGATAAGGTCTTCGTCATCAAACCCATCCGTCTCAGCGTATAGATGCCAAGGACGACCTAGTGCCTTATGAACGATGATGTCATTAGTTTTCTTCTTAACCAATGCTAGACCAGTAGAATGGGGCCCTCGATATGCATCAAGTTCGAGCAGAGATCGAATAACCTTCTTCTCTTGGTTGTAGATGGTGCCTACTACACCAATCAATCCACAAATTTTAATTCTCCTTCACATATCTGTTATTGATGTACTCAACTCTTTTATATTTGTAACCAAACTTTTCAGCTATTTGCTTCAATGTATGATTACCGGACCTCATGTTCTTCACAATTTCCACTTCAAATGGGGATACTTGATTGAACGTACGTCCTCTTTCATGCCTATCTTGAATGTTATCCAAAGGAAATCCAGAAACTAAATGGTTTGGATTTAAACATCTAGTATCATCACAAGTATGACGAACTACTATTGGATAGTAGCCATTGTGTAAGAAAAAGATTTCTCGATGGAGTTTAGCGTTATTATCCCCATCGATGAGTCCACGAGGATACCCATCTGTATTGTAAGCACCCAACCAGATAAGGCATTCGCCAAACCTAAATGTATTGCTTAAGATGGTCTCCCTTAACATATTATTCTCCTTATCAGTACGGGATGTAATCTTCTGTCTTAACCTTATGCAGGAAACTATCTGCTACAAAGTTAGACGCTTTCTCATACGAGATATTGGGTAGTAGGTAGTTATTGATGAAGAAGAAGTAGACAGCACGACAGTGCTTACCCTTATCAAATTCAGGATGGGGCTGGAAGCACAGTGTACGTGTCTCAGGATAGTAGATGCTCTCTACATCGTCCTCATTCGTCTTATGAACCACCCTACCAACAGGCAAACCACCCATGTATTCCTTACGAGTAGCAAGCTTGGCTGACATAAGGACAATATGTTCACGGAAGAGGTTAGGACGCATCATCTGGTGGTGAGTGGAGGTAACATCTACGTCACCAATAAACCCATTCACATGAGCCTTATGTGTACCACCGATAGCGTGGTTATCCACGTCCTGATACATCTTCCCACCATTCATAACATTCAGGAACTGACCACCACGACAGATACCAGCCATAGGTAGGCCAAGCTCACGAGCCTGATCGAAGATACGCTTTTCCTGTTTATCACGATTAGGATTGTGGAAGGTACGAGGATGAGAACGCTCTCCGTATAGATCAGGAGATACATCCTCACCCCCAGTGAACTGGACCAAGTCAGCCTCTGCTAGATCGAGCGTAATATCCCATCCAGCTTCGAGGAACATTGACTTGTACTGCCAATTACCACTAACAATGTATACTAGCTTCTTCATTAGAATAGCTCCTTGTATTTGGATAGATGAGGAATGAGTAATTCCATAGCGTCTTCAAGCTTAGGAAGAGGGCGGGCTGAGTAGTTAGGCTTAGACTTAGCAAAAGGATTTTTGATTTCAACTTTACCACCTGCTGCTCGTTTGAGTAAATCAGGTACAGCTTCTAGAAGTTTAAGCTTCTCTCCATCCTTAGTAGGCTTACCCCAAAGTTTAAATGTGCTCGTTGCACCTGCTGAACTACTACGATAAGGTTGTTCTAGATTTGTAGTAATGCCGCGTAAGAAGTTAAGAAGATATGCCTCTCCCCTAGCCCCTTTTTGATCGTAATAACCTCCTTGGAACTGCCCATTGAAACAACCAGTGTGAGTAGGTACATATTCTACCACCCTTCCATTATCATCTACATACATCTTATGAGCAAAAGCAAAAGCAATATTAGGATGAAGTCCTCGACTAACAAACTCCCACCACATACTCAAACTACGTGGGTGTTCATTGAAGATGCGAGTGGACATCAGTCCAGCAGACATGTAGTTAGCTGGCTGATCTGGATTGCCCATAAGAACACGATGATCTAGGGCCTCTGCTGTTGTATCCTTCAAGAAGCTGTCTTTGAATGGGCTATGGAATAGAAGCCATTCAATGAATGTACGCTCAGCTTCTTCATTCTTCGCTCTATGTGGATGGATACCAGAGAATACAGATACTAATTCATTCCCTGTAATCATAGCATTTGATAGATAAGCGTGACAAGGACCATCCCAGTAATACTTATTCGCACCACTATTACTGATCCATCCAATTGTAGCCACAGCATTCTTATGAGCTGGAAATGACTTTTTCCAATTAGCTCTAGCCTTAGTCAGAACTTCATCCATATTTCACCTCACACAATTGCCTTATCGGTAATGCCCGGATGAATTACATTCTTCCAGTTCTTGAAGTCCTTAACCTTGATGGTATCACGACTCTTCTCAATCATCCACTTAAACACATCTGCAAATCGTTCACCGTAATACGGCCAAACTTCAGGGGCTGTATTGATCTCAAGGAAATACGCTCGAAAGTTGCCCTTCTCGTCCTTCTTCTCCATAACATCAACAGCACCGAAGTGCAGCTTGCTAAGATTGAATGCCTTGATAGCATTCTCTACAATGTGGAGAGGCCATTCTGACCAAGCAACATACTGTAGAGCGCCTTCCTCTACACAACCCCATGATACGTCCTTCTTGTTCTTTGGCTTCTTTTCAAAAACCATAAAGGCTCTACCATTTGCCACAAAAACACGGAATTCCCGATCCTTCTTTACATACTCGGAGATGTAGTAAGGACCATTAATCTTCTTAATAGCCTTCTCTGCCTGTTCAGGAGTGGAGCAAAGGTTAATCCCTTCACTACGCTCGTGATGACGTGAACGAATGATAACAGCTTCTGCACCTTCTTCATCCTTTGCTAGTTCCTCGAACGTAAGCCAAGTCTTGGGAGTTAGCCCTGCCTTATGTGCCTTAGCTCGGAATGTCCCCTTATCAGAGGTTTCAACAATAGCAGAGGCATAGTTAATGACAGTTGCCTTGTCATTAGCAGCAGGGAGCTTGGTTGTAGTGCCCCAACGAATGATAGTCTTGGCGTCACGAGGGACTTCTGTTGGCATACAGATACGCATGTTCTTCATAGCATCAGCAATGAAGCCACAATTGTTACCAAGTTCCTTACGACGAAGGAGAACTAGTCCCCCTGCTGCGATTGCTGCTACGGCTACAGCAGGTGCCCATTTATTTGCCATTAGAATTTCTCCTTCTTTGCGTTGATGTCTGTACGAATAGCGTACATGAAATGTGGGTGGGATTTCTCATCTTTTTCTACATCTTCTTTAGAATCCCATATATATGCACTGATCTCAGGTTTATTATTAGCCCTCCAATACAGAGCACGCCATTCTTCTGGAGGAGGTGGAGTATAAGGTGCGTAGTAACAAAAATCACAATCCCTAACTACGAAAAGATTCCCTATCCTATTCTTCAGAATATATTGGTTATCAGATTCGTAAACTACCTCTACAATATGACCGTCTGAATTGAGTGTATACTTCTTCCCCACTTCAAATGTAGGAGGAGAAATCAATTCAACCATATCTTCTCTAAGATAGGTTTCTTTTGTAAATGGATTATCCACATTTTTCCTCCAAAATGCCCAAACAGCATCTTTAGAGTAGATACTATTCTTCGCCCAATCTGGTCTTTCTATCACTGTACCGGTGAACACCCAATTCCCTTGGTAGTCCTTACCCTTAACACTGTCACCAATCTTAAACTTAGGCATAGTTCTCTCCTATCTATAGGTTTAAATACATTTTAAAGGGCCTACAGCGGCTGTTTAGCTATTGTCAGGCGTAGCCCTAGCTTGAACACAAAGAAGCTGTCAGTGAGGCTCTATTTTCAGAGAAAATACGGAAGGTAGGACTTCAGATTGAGCAACGCCAATACAACGATAAGAGTCCACAATGTAAAATTAATTACACGTTGCCTCTTGACATATGCTAAATGACGCCTATGTATATAAACCCTTCTGTTTCTCATTAGCTCAATACCTTTAGATCAATACACATACTACGTAGAGTTGTAATAGATAATGCATTGAGAAATTTAGTACTCATATAGTATTGAAAACATGTATTAACATAATAAGTACGAAGTAAATTATTGTATGATTCTCTTTCGTATTCATTATTAGCCTTATACACTCCTGACTCAGAAAGGTGAAGCTTACCTTTCTTATCAGCGTAAGCTGTAACTGGTGTTAGATTAGACATGTTCGTTGTCTCCTGGGTTAGGGTTGTAAATAGATGTTTTGCTAATCTTTTGAGCCAATTCATTACCTTCCTCCCATCCCCATTCAAATTGCTTATGATCAATAGAGCCTATTGGATAGGGATTAACCTTGTCCAATCCTAGCATAGCACAATTAAATCCATGTGCATTAGCTTCACCCCCTTTCGGACGTAAGTGTTTCTTGAGCACTTCACTCAGAGTAAACATAGCTGCTCTCCTTCAGCTTACGAGCGTCAGAATAATTACGCTTGGAAGATTTGGAGTTATCAGGCTTGCGAGAGTAAGCCTTCATCTTCCCATCATCACACCAGCCACCACGCTTATCGCCATAAGCACTGGCCTGAGGATTCATCTTCTGCGTGATAAACGAACCTTGCATTTCAATTAAGCTCCTTGAGGAATTCATCATAGTTAGCGTAGATTTTTAGTTCCTCTGTACGAGAGGAAGAACCAGTCTCCCAATGACCTTTGATACCCTTATCAATGACAAGCTTAAGTAACCCCGGGAAATCATGTAGCTCATACACCTCTCGAATTATGGAGGTGTTGAGAATTCTACGCTTATGTTCTTTCCTATATGCATAGACATCGCCCTTAGCACTGGTGGTAACTGAAATGAATTTTGGCATTTCACTTACTCTCTGGGAAATGTTTATCGAACTGGCTCATCACCATGTCAATATGTTCTGGAATAGTACGACTATATTTAATAGTTGTTAGAGCATGACTATGAACAGCTCCGAGGAAGGCTTGAGCACGTTTCTCATTACGCCAATTGTTGTAATGATCTATGCCGTCAACAAACCCAAATTGCGAATTAGGTGACATGACACCCTCACTTCCAACCGGGCCAAGGAAGGTATTTAATAGCACCATAAACTGCCCAAGTACCCCCATATGCAATAAAAAAGAACAAGAGCATAAGAACAATAAGATTGGGGGGATTTGGGTCTCTCCAATTCAACCACAAAAACCCTTCTTTGTCGAAAAATCTCATTTCCTTCATCCTTCTGTGTAAACCACATTGACAATACCAGCCTCAGTAAGGGCTTTCATACAACCCTCACAAGGCTTAGCCAGACCAGAGATGTAATCAGTAGCGAAAGAACTAGCACGCTTAACACGTGCTACATACATTGTGCATTTTTTCAAGGGAATACCACGAGACTCGATCCTCTTTTGCCCCTTAATCAATGCATCTATCTCAGCATGTAGGAATACGGACATAGGATTACGTCCATATTGTTTTTGTAGGGGGTGCGTCTTGTAAGAACAGATGCCAATGCTGATAATCTCTCCCTTATAGACTAAGGCTGCTGCTATCTTAGCATGAGCTACAGGGATTACATCCTCTGCTATTATGCTAAGGAGAGAGAGGTACTTATTCATTGCTCAGAGTTACGGGTCCATCGTAATCTCTCCAATATTTGGGGTTAGTAGGGATAAAACTCTTCCCCACTAGACCGGTGGTGCAAGCGGAAAGATATGTAGCTCTTTTCGCGTGCTCAAAAAGAGCTATCGTACCTGATTCTGTACTCTTCATGATTTTAGGAAAAGGATGGACAACTTCACTTTTAGTAGTTCCAAGTACACTTTTCATTTCACATCCCCAACGCTAGCTGAAACGCATGAGCAAGACCATTACGTTCCTCTGGCACATCATTACATGGAGCAATGGTAGCACCGGGGCATGTCTTCTTAGCCCGCTCAAGGTTAAAGGTTTCGAGAGTGAAAGTACGGCCCTTGCCATACGAGACAATGAAACGCTGTAGCATTGTAGTTCTCCGTTGTTGGCACCAATTGCCATGAGGTTAGACATGACTGAGTGTTGTTTACTAATTGTAAACTGGATAATTCCCTCAGCTAGACCTGCTGCTAAAGACAGCCTGCTTCCCACCATATCTAACCACAAAGCAATTGTATAAATCATTGCCTAGTGGCCTCTCACACCACTAGGATTTTATCTTTCCTCCATTGACACACAGACAGACGCCAATTAGAGCGTCTGCTTAATATCAATCTTCCTTACAAAAGGTCTCAACAAACTCTTTCGCCTGAGTGAGAGAGCAACCAGATGCCAACCTTACCACCTTAATGGCGGCGATAAGCCCCATCTTATTTCTGATCTCAGTGATGAAAGTTACATCGTGGTGATAGAATTCACGTTCAACATCAATCGAATAGACACCATGGATGGTTCTACGCATTCGGACTCTCCAATTTTCAGGGTAAATACGTATAGCCCGACTGCATAATGGATGTGGCTTTATCAGTGCCCCCCTATTCACAGCCGAGCTACACGTTTCAGGTGATTAAAGAGGAACCATGCTTAGCACACGGAGCAACCTACATAGGTTTTACCCTGTCACCTTATTTTACTAGGATACTAAATGTGAGAACATTTCCACTATGGGCTTTTGCCATTCAAGGTTGCGAAATGTCACATTGCCTAGCAAAGGCACATACTCTCTGACAGTATGTGCTAATGTTAGGGAATGCTTACGCTGCTTCAACAGCCTGCGGGATATACTTGTCCGCAATCAGCTTAGCAGGATCGGAAACAGTTGTTTCCTTGTTTTCATTGGCGACAGCCTCTGCTGCCTCATCGATGTGATGCAACACAGCCTGCTTAACCACGTCTTCCAAGGCAGCAGCAAAGCCAGCCGGAAGGGTGATTTCATTCTTCTTCGCCTTGTTTTTGACCTGTTCACCGGCCTTGACGATCATGTCAAGCAAGGCATTCAAGTCATAAACCTTGGGCTCAGCCACGTTGACAGTGTAGAAGGGTTCAAGCGCCATAAGCAGGTCAAAGTCATACACACCCTTACGCTTATCCTCACGGCCCTTGATGACATGGAAACCGATGACATTCCCGTTGCCATCCTTCTTAGTCGTGAAGTTAATCCAATGGGCAAGATCACTCGCCCCCTCTTCTCCGTTCTCATAGGCGAAGTTGGTAACAATCCACTTCTTCAGCGCAGTTTGATCATTAATCTTGAGCGCATTGAAGAAAGTGTTGAGGGAAGAGCATTCGCCATATTCAGCAGCATGGAACACTGCCATCACAGCGTTCTGATGCTTGCGCACGTCCATCTTAGTCAGTGCCAGAACGGTTGCTGCCGTGAAACGCTTCAACAGCTTGCCATTACGAGCGGTATCGATAAGGGTAGCAGACATGATTGTACTCCATTAGTTAAGGTCTAGCGGGAAACCATTTTCCACAAACTAGCGAAGGCCCGGACTTCATATTGTCCGGGCTAACGTTAGTTAGCGTGAATATGCCCTATCCATTTGCGCTCCAATATTAGATTTAACCCGTTTGCTTTGGAGCAAAGCCAAGTTAAATGGCTTTCCGCTTGGGTAGGTACGGACAAGATGTCCGTTAATGATAGTCCACGTTGAAGGTTTGCGTTTCATTTCTATTCCCTTTGTTTCCTAGTGCCATATGCCAATGAACCGAACATGCCACCATGCGCTGTCAACGCAAATGCACCCCACATAAACCAGACTGTTGCCAGCCGTCGTTATGCAGAGTGCACAAGTCTAACATGTTCTTAGTTTCCAGATGAACGCCAAGCCAACTAAGGCAGCGCTTGCAGCGGCTTCGGGCTTACCGGCAACGAGGCAGGTTTCCCGCCTTGTGCGCTTGGTCCCTATGGCCATGCTACACTCTGGTTTCTCACGTAAGCAGGTTTCCCCCTCACGCTACCTACTAAGCCCCATTGTGACGTGACGTTAGGCTGTCACTATGGTTAGCCGTTTGATCCGCGAAACGTTCCAGTTGGAAGGCCCAAGGCATTGGGAAGCTATCTTATCCCTTCAATACGGGGCTTAGTCAGATTGCATCGGTTATGGCTTGCCTTGTCATGCATTCCCGCTTGAAAACCCGTAGGCATTCCAGCAACATTACCTCTGGTTTATTCCATCTTCCAAATCCCACAAGTCAGAACAAGTATCGCTTGTTCAATGTGGGTTGAGGCTTTGGACGCTCAACCTTTGGCAACTTCAAGACAAGAGCTATTCCCTAGCTATCAATTGCTTATCCGTATCTACCTTGGGACGCCTAGCCGATATGGCTTTAGGAAACGCCCCGGATTAGTTCACTGGCATATGACGCCAGCTTTTAGATTTTGAGGGGTTATGTTTAAGCGCTGTATCTAGCACCCCTCGTTGTCCCTACGCTCGGGGAACCTACTTCCGTCGGCACATTGCCTTTCGTTCGGTCCCTTGGATCAACAGTGCCATATGACGACACTGACTCCCATAGATCAGAGCTCAACTGATTTGTAAACAACCAATTGGTTAAATAGCTCAACTATTTTTGGGAGGCTTGCTGGCATGGCCGGACTTATGAATGAGCCCATACATATGCCGCTATAGATATATAACTAATGAGTTATGTTTATGCACGCGAGTTATGTAGATAACGCACGAGCTATATAACCACGCGAGAGATAGGACAACAATGCTGTCTTATAGTTCATCAGAAACAGGGCTAGGACGGCCGATCACTATCGGAGGCTTCAATGTACCAGCCACTACCAATCGGCCGCTGGCGCTATGTCCCTGTTGATTTGGCAAGGCATGTACAAAGAGAGAACGAATGCATAACATAGCGGAACAGAGGGGGTGAGACGCAATGCTATTCCATTGTCGTAGAATGCTATTGCCGAAGGCGTATCCCTATGTATGGAATATCAATGGGTTAGCTATTCAACCTTAAGGGTTAAGTCATTGATATATATACATTCTATTGTGCTGAGCCCAGTGATGCAGCTAGGTGGTAGTGTGTGTGGTATAATGCTACCACATACATACTCCCAAGTTTCCAAGAACAGATCGAGGGGCACCCCAGGGGGCTAGGGGGTGCAGTTTATGGTGCATTACCCCTTAAGTTTATCTCCAGTAAATTACCGTAGTTGGTAATTTATGTACCCCTCCTAAATATCTCCACAAAATTACCGTCATTCAAAAATATTTTCCGATAAAAATAACAAAAGTGCATTTTTTCAGGTAGATACTAGTATCACGCTGGTATCAAGGGAAGAAATAGAATAAGAATATATATAGAGACTAGTATTACTATATGAATTTATTCTATATGTAATTTGAATGTCTCTATTAATAATGAATTGTTAGTGAGACATATAGGGGACATAGATGAAAACCAAAGGTAGAGCTAAGAGTAAGAATATAGAAGATAGACGTATCCCTAAAAAGATTAGGAATAATAATGATACTGTCATTGTCCCTCGTAATGATGGAACTTATGGTGGTATGACTGAGAAAGGAATCTTTAAAATGAGGGATTTTAATTCTCAATCAATCCAACCTAAGGGCAATAAGAAAAGTAAATATACGAAGGGGAAGCTCACAGCTAACTCTTCTAGCAAGAAGAGAATGAGCAAGGCAAGGAAATAAATGGCTGTAGATGTAAATATTACACCAATCGGTAGTGGCTTTAATCGTACCACTATCAATGATAACTTCGTAGCTATCGATGCAGCGTTCCAGAAAGTTCTTGGGCGTCTAGGTACCACTCCCAACTCTATGAGTGCGGATATTGATCTGAATAGTAACGATCTCCTGAATGTTGGAGACATCAACACTCAGCGTCTATTCGTTGATGGAGTACAGTTTGTCACTGGTGATGTCTCTCAGGTTGGTGAAAGAGGTTGGTCTCCTTCTCTAGCGGTAAGAGATGATGGAGCTAGGCGTGTCCTTCAACTTGTAGCGTGGGTAGGGGGTCAGGGAACTGCTCCTACTATCGGCGTTGGAGAATATATTGGAGCTAGTGGATTTGATCCTAGCATTTCTAATGGTGTTGATATCAGAGGTCCTGAGGGTCCATCTGGTGCTGGCACTGGTGATATGCTCTCCACACAGAATTTGAATGATGTGGCAGATAAGCCTACAGCGTTCGCCAACATCAAACAGGCAGCCACCCTTACAGCTACTGGCGTTGTAGAACTTGCTACTAGTGCTGAAACTATCACTGGTACTGATCCTGATAGAGCAGTAACTCCTGCTGGGCTCTCTGCTCGGTTAGCGGTATTCTCTGCTCCCGCAGATGTCCAAACCTTCCTAGCGTCAGGCACATGGAATAAGCCAGCCACAGGTAATATGGCGTTCCTTCAGGCTTGGGGAGCTGGTGGCTCCGGGGCACGAGGAACTGGAGGAGGTGGTGGTGGAGGGGGTTCATACATTGAAAGATGGATACCGCTCTCACAGCTGGGTTCTTCAGAAACAGTTACTGTCGGTCTTGGTGGCGCTGCCATCACTTCCAATACCACTAACGGTCTTCCGGGTGGTAGTTCTTCACTCGGTACATTCATTGTCGCTTATGGTGGTGGCGGTGGTCACTCTGGAGGTGGTGGAGGTGGTGGTGGGGGCCAGAGAGAAACTGGCTCTAATGGTGTCTCCAATGAGCGTGGTGGTAGTGGTGGTAGTCCAATTGGTGGAAGTGGTGCTAACACAGCCCCTGCTCCTCAAATCTCTGCGACTCCCTCTATCCATGGTGGTGGAGGGGGTGGAGCTAATGGTTCCTCGTCCCCAGCTACCGTCGGAGAACAGTCCGTGTATGGTGGCGGAGGCGGAGGCGGAGGTCGATCTGGATCAGGTCAGGCAGGCCCCGGAGGTGATTCTATCTATGGCGGTGGTGGTGGAGGTGGTGGTGGCAATCTTCCAAACAACGTCGGTGGTGAGTCTCTATTCGGCGGTAATGGTGGCGATGGTGGTGACGCTACTGTAGCCGGAGCAGGCATCCAGCCCGCTGGTGGTGGAGGTGGCAACGAGAATGGTGCTAACTCTGGCAAGGGTGGTGATGGTATGATTCGAGTTACAGTTTGGTAAGGAATAAACACAATGGCAATTGATGTCGATCTTGAGACTATTAGCTCTGGCTACAATATCTCAAAAATTAATACAAATGATCAGAGATTAGGTACTGCTCTTCAAGACGCCCTCAGTCGTTCAGGTGGTGCTCCCAATCAAATGGAAGCCGATTTCGATCTGAATAGCAATGATGTGTTGAATGGTGGAGTTGGTAACTTTGAACAGCTTATCGTTGACGGTATTCCTGTAGAAGATATTGTTGGGCAGATTGGACCCCCCGGTCCTCCGGGAACGAATGGTACTGATGGTGCCGCAGCTACAATCGCTGTAGGTACGGTTAGTACTGTTCCGTTCGGTGACCCAGCTACTGTCGTTAACAGTGGGACTTCTAGTGCTGCTGTCTTCGATTTTGAAATCCCTGAAGGTGAACAGGGAATTCAGGGCATCCAAGGAATTCAAGGGATACAGGGTATCCAGGGAGTTCCGGGGAATGATGGTGTTGTGCAATCTATTCAGGCTGGTACTGGTATCTCAGTAGATGATACTGATCCAGCCAACCCAATCGTTACAGCTACTGGAGGTGGTGGGGAACCTAGTGATGGTGACAAAGGTGACATCACTGTTTCAGGTGCTGGTACTATCTGGAACATCGACGCTGGAGTAGTAACTACTACTGAACTTGGCGGTGATATCACTACTGCTGGTAAACAGCTTCTAGATGATGCTAATGCCGCTGCTCAGCTTGTAACCCTTGGTCTTACAGCCACGGCTGCTGAGTTGAATGTCCTAGATGGTGTTACTACTTCTACAGCGGAACTAAATTTCGTAGATGGTGTTACCTCAGCCATTCAAACACAGATTGATGGTAAGCAGGCATCAGACGCTGATCTAACTTCTTGGGCGGGTGTAACTCGTGCCTCAGGGTTTGATACGTTCGCTACTACTCCCTCTAGTGCTAATCTTCGTGCGTTACTCAGCGATGAGGTAGGTACAGGTGAGGCATATTTTGTTGGAGGTGCGCTTGGCACTCCGGCATCTGCCACGCTGACGAATGCGACTGGGCTACCTGTTGCAGGAATTACTCCATCAACATCGACGGCGTTAGGTGTTGGCTCGCTGGAACTCGGCCACGCATCGGATACTACGTTGTCACGTTCATCAACTGGTGTCTTGGCGGTCGAAGGTGTGGTTATCCCTTCAATCTCATCAACTAATACCCTGACTAACAAAAGAGTTACTCCCCGCGTCAACACGATCACATCCAGTGCGACACCGACTACTAATACCGATAACTACGACATCGTAAACATTACAGCCCTCGCTACTGCGATCACGTCGATGTCGACCAACCTGAGCGGTACTCCCACCATTGGTGACGTTCTGATTTTCCAGATTAAGGATGACGGGACTGCACGAGCCATTACTTGGGGTGCAAGTTTCACGGCTAAGGGTGTAGCACTGCCTACGACGACTGTTATCTCCAAACTACTGACGACAGGTTTCATGTGGAACGGCTCAAATTGGGGTTGTGTCGGCTCGGCTCAGGAGGCGTAGATGAGCCAACATATGTACAGGTTGCTCGTATCGCTAATGCCTAAGAGCAGTGGTCCCCCACCCTCAATCTCTGTGTCCGCTACCACGACCAGTGCGACAAACACTGCATCTACTAGCCATGTTGTTAGCCTGCCATCAGGTTCTAATGGGAAGTTATTCATTTTCATTGAAATAGCTGACCCGTCTACAACAATGACAACTCCTTCTGGATGGAATTTGGTTGCTACTCAAAACAACCCAAGTGGAGATAGAAGTTATATCTTTGGTAGAGACGCAGACGGCAGTGAAGGGTCGACTGTCACCGTCACGTCAAGTGCATCATTTAAGTCTTGTCATATTGCGGCAAGGGTTTCAGATGCAAGGGTTGGCTTCACCTCTTCAGAGGTTACAACGGCTACACCGACTACTGGGGCATCAAATGCAAATCCAGACCCCGGTTCGGTTACAACCGGATGGGGTACGGAGCAGTTCTTGTCTTTCGCATCATGTGGAGTGCAAACAGAAGGTACTGCTATAAATGCATATCCAACTACACATCCAGACAACCGGATAACTTCCGCAACATCGACAGGAACGAGCGCGAGAAATGCAATTGCAACTAGAGTGCTAACCGGAACTAGTGACAATCCGGGGACATTTACCACGTCAATTGCGGTTAACTGGGTTGCATTCACTGTCGCCGTTCGTCAGGCACTGTGAGTAGTTTATTATGATATTCAAAACCAAGATACTGAGGTAGTAATGAAAATAACTTGGACTAAAGATGATTTGAAAGACTCGCGTGGTTATCCACTTACGCAGTCCCTCTTCTTAGAAATTAACTACAGCGACTATGCTGTCTTCACTTTCAATAATGAACCTAAAGAGTACAATGGGAAAATCTATCCTTCTCTTCGTCAGTACTACATGGACATTGCTGATCCTACTGAATATCAGTTTGCTACTCAGTGCCTTCTAGGTTGGGATCATTGGAAACGTATTAGTTCCAGTGAGCTTGTGAAGAAAGAGGTTGTTCAGTGGCGAGAGGAACTTGAAGTTGCTCTACGCTCTGAGGGTGTAATGGCCATCATTGATGCTACTGCGCAGGAGGGAGGTAACTTCCAAGCTGCTAAGTGGCTCACTGAGAAGGGCTGGGAAAAGAATAAGGTTGGTCGGCCTAGTAAGGCTGAAGCTGATCGAGATAAACGTATTGCTGATCGTGTGAACAACGATTTCAAAGCAGATATTATTCGACTAAAGGACCACATGTAAATGGCTGAACCATGGCTTGAAGAGGCATATGCCATATTGAAGCGAATGCCGAAAGAAGCCAAGGACATTCGTGAACGTGCTTTAAACGATTTGAACTTCTTCGCTACATTAGTTAACCCCGGTTACATGTATGGAGAAGTTCATAGGGATATCTTCCGTTGGATGGAAGATTATACGCTGTTTGGTAGAGGACAGGAACTCACTGGCAACAAGCTCATCATGCTCCCTCGGGCGCATCTGAAGAGCCATATGGTTGCTACGTGGTGTGCTTGGGTAATTCTTAGGAACCCTGAAGTAACCATCCTCTACCTTTCAGCCACTGCGGAACTCGCTGAGACGCAGCTCTTTGCTATCAAAGGTATTCTAGAGGGAAACATCTGTCAAAGGTATTTCCCTGAATACATCCAGCCACAGGCTGGTCTTAGAGAGAAGTGGTCTCAGCGTAAAATTACTATTGATCATCCTGCCCGTGAGGCTGTGAGAGACCCGACTATCGCTACGGCAGGGCTCACCACCAACACTACAGGCTGGCACGCAGATATCATTATTGCAGATGACTTAGTAATCCCGGAGAATGCTTACACTGAAGAAGGACGTGAGAGCGTCGTTAAGAAGAGTAGCCAGTTCACTTCCATTCGTAATCCCGGTGGGTTTACTATGGCTTGTGGAACCCGGTATTTCCCAACTGACATCTATTACACATGGAAAAACCAGTCTTACCCAGTTTATGACGACGAGGGAGAGCAGATTGATGTTAAGCCAGTGTGGGAAGTCAAAGAATTTAAGGTAGAGGATAATGGTCTATTTATCTGGCCCCGAGTGGTCCGTAAGGATGGAAAAGCCTTTGGATTCAGCCGTCAAGTTTTGGCTCGCATCCAAGCAGAATATGATGATCGAGTGCAGTTCTTCGCACAGTATTACAATGACCCCAATGACCCCACATCCAATAGAATTAGTAAAGACAAATTCCAATACGCCAATCTTCGTTTCTTAAAGAAGGAGGGTAGTCGTTGGTTCTACCACAACAAGAGGTTGAATATCTATGCTGCTGTTGATTTCGCTTTTAGCCTTAATCGTGCTGCTGATTACACAGCCATAGTGGTTGTTGGAGTAGATGGCGATGGTAATTACTACGTTTTAGATATTGATCGTTTTAAGAGTACTAAAACTTTAGAGTATTTCCAGCATATTGCAGAACTACATTCCAAATGGAAATTCCAGAAGCTTCGAGCTGAAGTAACAGTAGCACAGGCTGTTATCGTTGATGCTATCAAGGATTACGTCAAGAAGGAAGGACTAACCATCTCTATTGATGAATTCCGTCCTAGCAAAGCTGAAGGTAGTAAGGAAGAGCGTATCGCTGCTGCCCTAGAATACCTGTACGATGATCTACGTATCTGGCATTTTGAAGGTGGATTTACACAAGTATTAGAAGATGAGCTTATCCTAGCTCGACCTGCACATGATGATATTAAAGATGCTCTAGCTTCAGCAGTTTCAATTGCTGTTAAGCCAATGGGCAGTCGTTCAGCAGGCATACAAGACTTCTTCACCGGTGGTGTTAAAAGAGGTCGTTTCGGAGGTGTTGCGTTTTGAGCGACAAAATTGCTGAGCTAAGAGCCCTTACTGGGCGTGAGACTAAAGCTGAATGGGTGGGTAATCTTTGGGATAAGTTTAATAACCAAAGAGCTTCTTGGATTCAGGATAAGATTGAACTTCAGGAATATCTATTCGCTACAGATACCACTACTACGAGTAATAGTTCTCTTCCTTGGAAGAACTCTACTACACTCCCCAAGCTTACACAGATTAGAGATAACCTTCATTCCAACTATCTGAGTGCCCTATTCCCTAATGATAAGTGGCTTCAGTGGAAGGGATATACCAAGAAGGACAATAGTCGTCGTAAGGCTAAGGTCATCACTGCCTACATGGAGAACAAGACTCGTGAAAGTAGGTTTCGTCAAGAAGTTAGTCGTCTACTCTATGACTACATTGATTTTGGTAATGCTTTCGTTATCCCTTCTTTCGAGAAGCGATACAATACCAAACCTGATGGGAGTAAAGTCGCTGGATACATTGGACCCCGTGGTCATCGTATTAGCCCTCACGACATTGTCTTCAATCCATTAGCTTCTACATTTGAAGATACATTCAAGGTTATCCGTAGCTTAAAGACTCTAGGAGAGCTTAAGAAGCTAGCCACTACCAATCCAGAACAGCAGTTTTGGGAGAAGGCTGTTACAAATCGTCTGGCTATGCAAAAAAACCTAGCTGGCTACACGAAAGATGACTTCGACAAATCAATTGGCTTCTCTGTAGACGGTTTTGGTTCTATGTATGAGTACCTGATGTCCGACTATGTGGAAATTCTCGAATTCTACGGGGATTATCACAATGCCAACACAGGTGAACTAGCTGTCAATCGTATGATTACGGTTGTTGACCGTTCTTACGAGGTACGAGACGTAGAAATCCCAACTCTTGACGGTCGTGCCCCTATCCGACATGTGGGTTGGAGGCTTCGTCCTGATAATCTATGGGCTATGGGACCTCTAGACAACCTTGTTGGAATGCAGTATCGTATCGATCACCTTGAGAACCTCAAGGCAGACGCTATGGACCTTATCGTTCACCCTCCTCTGATGATTATCGGCGAGGTTGAAGAGTTTGTGTGGGGTCCGGGTGTTGAAATCCATCTAGACGAGAATGGTAAGGTGGAGGAAATCTCCAAGAACATGTCTGCCATCCTCGCTGCTGATAATGCTATCAGTGAACTACAGGATTTGATGGAACTATACGCTGGTGCTCCACGTGAGGCTATGGGTGTACGTTCTCCCGGTGAGAAGACAGCTTTTGAAGTACAGAAACTAGATAATGCCGCTGGACGTATCTTCCAAGAGAAGATTACTTCCTTTGAAGTCGGCCTATTGGAGCCTCATCTAAATGATCAACTCGAAATCAGTATTAGAAACTTTGACGGAGTGGACGTTGTCCGTACTATGGATAACAGCTTGGGCGTCACTGAATTTGCTACTATTACTACTGACGACCTTAGTTCTAGCGGTATCCTACGCCCTGTCGGGGCTAGACACTTTGCTGAGGCTGCTAATGAACTACAAAACCTCATTGGTATCGCGGGTTCGCCTCTTTGGGAACTAGTACGTCCTCATACTTCCGGTATTAATATGACTAAGTTTGTGGAGGATGTAACAGCCATTGCTGGTTACGAACTCTTCCGTCCAAACGTGGCAGTACAGGAAAGCAAGGATACACAGGCTCTTCTATCACAGGTTGGTGAAGACCTTGAGATGGAACAGACAGCTCCTGTGAATACTGGTGTCATTCCAGCGGAGACTCCTCCAGTATGAAAGCTTCATGGACACAAGGTCTAGAAGATCAACTAGCTAAGGATGTGAGGGGGGATTTTAAGTCCTCTCTCATTATTCGTAAACGACTAGCCACTCTTCTTGAAGACAAAATTCGTAGCGCTGACAAAACGGCTATGAATAAAGATGGATACGACATTTCTAATTGGGCTCTTAAACAGGCTGATCTAATCGGCTTCAAAAGAGCCCTCAATGAAATCATTGAATTAATTTTAGAATAGAAATAACAAAAAGCCAATTTCGAGAGTAGTATGTTATATAACCGACCGGTTATGCATCTTCTCAATAATTGCAATTATAAGGAATATACATTGACTGACGTATTTGACCAAAATACAGAAATTAAAACACAGGTTGCAGATCCTTCCACTCCTGATCCATATGCCGACAAGCTTAAGGTAATCGTGAATGAAAAGGGTGAGCCGAAGTACAAAGACACTCAATCCGCTCTGGACGCTCTAGTTGCGTCACAGGAACATATCAAGCGCCTTGAGGCTGAAAAAGCCGCTGAAAAGGTATTAATCGACAACGCCGTGGCCGAGAAGGCTCGTGCAGATGCGCTTGAGGAAATTGTACAGAGGTTCTCTAATAACTCTCAGACCCCATCGAAAGTAGAGACCCCTACTAAAGAGGTAGACGAGACCGCAATCGTTAAGACGCTTGAAACTCTCCTAGCCCAGCGGGATGCAAAGACCGTAGCTCAGGGTAATGTTCAGGCTGTAACTTCTGCTCTTGTTGCCAAGTTTGGTGATGAGGCTAAGACTAAGGAAGCAGTAGCTCAGAAGGCTGCTGAACTTGGTATGACCCCTCAGCGACTTGGTGCTCTTTCTAGTGAAAACCCTAAAGCTGTGCTAGCTTGGTTTGGTCTTACAGAGACCCCCAATAAAGTACAGTCCACCGTTCCTTCTCAGACCCCTCTCGTCCATGCTAAGATTGAAGGCGAAATTCAGCGTCCAGCTCTTAGCCTCATCTCTGGTCCCGGTGCTACCGATAAAAATCGGAAAGCTCTAATGGCTCAGATTAGGGAGAAGGTGTATAAGGAAAACGGTATTACTGCTTAAAGGAATTTAAATGCAGCTTACTACTAACACTCGTGCCTTTATTGAGGCCGAGCAGTATTCCAGCTTCATCCTCCTGAATCTACATGATGGTCTCCTACCTGAGAGTTTCTATCGCAACGTTTCCGATTTCGGTAAAGGCGATACGCTTCACATCAAGACTGTAGGTACTGTCACTCTTCAGGAAGCTGCTGAGGATACTCCTCTAATCTACAATCCAATCGAGACTGGTGAAATCCTAATGACCATCAACGAATACGTTGGTGATGCATGGTATGTTACCGATGACCTCCGTGAAGACGGTACGGACATTGATCGTCTCCTAGCTGAACGTGCCTCTGAGTCTACTCGTGCCATTCAGGAGAAGTTTGAATCAGACTTCCTTGCTCGTGGTGCCAAGGTTTATGCGGCTACTAACGGTCCCTTCAATATTAATGGCTTTGCTCATAAGATCAACTCTGCTGAGACTAACAACATCTTTAGTCTTGATCATCTGATCGCAATGCGCCTTGCTTTTGATAAGGCTAACGTGCCTGCTGAAGGTCGTGTCTTTATTGCTGATCCTATCGTAGAAGCCACTCTTAACGGCCTCGTCACTATCACCCACGATGTCACCCCCTTCGGTGCTGAAATTCTGAAGCAGGGTCTTGCTCGTGGTAATCGCTTTGTAATGAACCTCTATGGTTGGGATATTATCACTTCCAATCGTCTCTATGTCCATGCTGCTGCTCAGACCGATGGTACTACTTCCATCACTGGTGGCGTGATGAATATGTTCATGTGTATTGCCGATGATCAGTGCAAGCCTATCATGGGCGTGTGGCGTCGTCAGCCTAAGGCTGAAGGTGAGCGTAATAAGGATCGTGCTCGTGATGAACACGTAGTCCGTGCTCGTTATGATTTCGGTGTGCAGCGTATGGACACTATGGGTACTCTTGTTACCTCAGCTACTGCTCGTGCATAAGGAAAATACATAATGACAAAATATGGTGCTTCGCCTTTTGGCAATGGTATCTCTTCGCTATCTGCTGGCGGTAACGTCGTACTAGCAAGTGGTACTCCACACAATACTTATGGTCAGCGAGATACTGGTGGTTCCACTGGTGTCCTTAAGGTAGAAGGTGCTATTGAGCAGCTCCGCCTTGAGCTTACTGGTGACGATATCAACGATCTGCTAGAGCCTCTAGTCCCCACTTATCTGCCCCTCGGTGCAATCATCCGAGATGCGTGGTGGGACACTGTGGAAGTGTTCGTTGCTACTGGCACTGACCCAACTCTCCTAGTCGGTACTGATACTACTGAGGTTACTAACGGCCTCGTGATTTCTGAAACCCTTCTGGAGACCCTTGGTGTTGCTCGTGTGACTGGTACTCTTACTGGTACTTGGGCTGTCAATACTCCTCTAGCTGCTCGCACTAAAATCGGGTTTGCTGTTGGTGGTACTGTTGGTCCTGCAATCGCCCGTTCGGGTCGTGGTATTCTCACTGTTGAATACATTCGTCCTGCTCTGGATGTCTAATCCTAAGGGGACTTGAGTTTTTGGGTATATGGTTATACAGAAAACCTGAACCACCTACTGTTCGTGGGCCATGCGTTAAGTGTGGTCTACGTCAGCAGAGAAGTATAGGTAAACAGGGATTCGCTCCTGTCTGTGAAAAATGTCATGATGAACGAAGTAGTGCATCTCGTCTTTTTAGGAAGAGACCATACCGAGCAGAATTAAAAAATTCTTGTGAAGAGTGTGGCTTTATCCCAGTACATCTTTGTCAATTAGACGTTGATCATATCGATGGAAATCATGATAATAATGACCCATCAAACTTGAAAACTCTTTGTGCTAATTGTCACAGACTTAAAACTTTAGTTAACGAGGATTGGCACAATCCCCAATACAGGCAGGCGGGGTAAAACCTTCCTGCCTTTCTTTTTATGGAGAATAGTTCATGGCGATTGAACACGTAGACATCCCTGATGGAGAACGACACGAACCTAAGGGCGCTGCTGCTGCTACCATCGATCAGGTTTATGTATCTGATGGAGCTGCTAGTGGTGCTTGGCGTACCCTCCCCTTCCAAGATACAGTAGTTATGGCAGATGTGTCAGCCCTCTCATTTGAGATTGTACCCCTCCCTACCAATTGTATCATTGATACTATCGTGTTTGTTCTCCATGGAGCAATCACAGTAGCAGACAGTACGATTACGGTAACTCGTGGTGGAGACGCAGCGTCCTTGGGGACGCAAGTCATTGCATTCACATCCAGTGCTGAAGGGACAACTTTTACGTTCACACCATCTGGTAACAATACAATTACAGCGGCAACACATAAATACTTGAAGATTGCCACTGATGGTAACTCTACTACGACAGCTCGTCTGTCTTGTACAATTAATGGTAGGAAACGTTAATGGCTAAGAAAGTGTATAACGCTGACAAGAACGAGTTTGAAGCTAAGAAGGATTCTGGTTCCACCCCTGCTTCAAATACTCGTAAGAAGATGAAGAGGGCTGCTGAAGCTAGTAAAGCTAAAGCCCCTAAGAAGAAAGCCGCTGCTGCTAAAGAGAAGGCTCCAATTCCTAAGGACCGTCCTAAGAAGGGCAAAGCTCCAGTAAAGGGTCTTGATCTTCCTAGCACTGCTCGTGCTAATGCATCAGTAGCTAGTGGCAAACTAAAGAATGGTAAGCCCGGTAAGGGTAAGAAGGGCCATGGCATCGCTATGGGCAAATATAGGCTCAAGTAAATGAAACCAAATCTATTAGCAATCGTTCAGGAAATTCTGTCCGATATGGATAGTGACATCATCAACTCGATTGATGACACTGATGAAGCTGGTCAAGTTGCTCAGATTGTGAAGAGCACATTTGAGGCGATGATTTCTAATAGGAATTGGCCTCATACTAAGCGGATGATTAACCTCATCCCATCGGGTGATAGTAACTTCCCCGTCTACATGACTATCGATGAAGACATTAAGGAAATGATTTCCATCTTCTACGAGAAGCATAGAGACGGGGATACCAGACTTCGTTACGATGAAGTGTTCTGGAAAGACCCTGATGACTTTCTACGTCTAACTAACAAGCGTGATAGTGATGCTACTAATATCCTTACTATTACTGATCCTACTGGTGTACAACTCCTCATCCAAGATGATAGAGCCCCTACATGGTATACATCATTCGATGATGAAACCCTCATCTTCGATAGTTATGATAACCAAGTAGATAGTACGCTACAGGCTAGTAAGACACAAGCTCGTGCATATGTGATGCCTGAGTTTGAACTAACAGATACACACATTCCTGATTTGCCGAAAGAAGCTTTCTCTGCTCTCATTGAAGAGGCTAAGAGTAAGGCTCAGTTCAAACTTCGACAGATGCAGGATATTAAATCTGAACAAGAGGCGAGTAGACAGCAGCGCTGGCTTTCTCGTAAGGCTTGGACAGTTAATGGTGGAATTAAGTATCCTGACTATGGGCGTAAGCGATACAGGTATACTAAACGTGACGCAACGTTCAGAGAGGAAAATAACTAATGAATGGTATTGAATATGGTGGTTATGCCATCGAAGGTGATGGCACTTACGGTATGAAGGTAATCAAGCCAATTGGTCGAGGGAGTATCCCTCTTGAACTACGAGGCACTTTCACTACAGTAACCACTGCCAAACGTGTAATTGATATTCTTCACAGTAAGAAGGAAAAGCCAGATGCCGAGGTCAACAGCACCGATTGAGATTAACCGCTTCGTAGCGGGTCTCGTAACTGACGCCAGTCCTTTAACCTTTCCTCCCAACACTTCCCTAGAAGAAGAGAACTTCGTTCTCAACATTGATGGTAGTCGTAGTCGTAGACTTGGGTTGGATTTTGAAGTTGACTTTGCTGAAGTGACTACTACTATAACTAGTGCTGATACTCTGGACATTGCTATTTCTTCTTACAAATGGGACAACGCTGGTGGTGACCCACAGGCTAGTATCATTGTTGTTCAGATCGGTAGTGAGTTAAAGTTCTTCCTTCCAGACACTCCTATCTCTGGTACAGCTCCTATCCTCACACACGATGTAGCATCTGCTGATGATGCACAGAACTTCTCGTTCGCAGTTGTGGATGGTATCTTGGTTGTAGCAACAGGTCAGAAGGATGTAATTTCTTTTGAGTATGATGCTCCTTCAACTATCACCCCTACTACTACCAACCTTCTCATCAGAGACCTGTTCGGTGTAGAGGACGTGGTTAGTGCTACTGATCTGTACGATCATATCGATAAGCGTCCCACCTCCATCCCCAATCCCCATCTGTACAATCTTCGTAATCAGACTTGGGCCCTTCCTCGTGTTATTAACAACACAGAAGCCCTAGGAGACACAGTAGCTAGCTTCAGAACTGAGACAGGTTCAACCTACCCCTCAAACTCTGACACGGTTACGGTAGCCCTATACCCTGATCCTTCTGACACGGACAATCGTACAATCGATCGCTTCTTCCGAGCAGACATCGTTAAGAACCCTCGTGGTACTATTGCTGCTCCTAAGGGCTACTTCATCATCGATGCCCTTGAGCGTGGGGATAGTCGTGAAGCACAGGAACAGGAACTACGAGCTAATAACTCTGCCCTCTCCCTAGCTGTCACAGCAGCTTCTCTCCCTGATGATATCACTCCCGGTGGAGCTAAGTGTCTTGTAGAGTTTGCTGGTCGTGTATTCTACGGTGGGTTTAGTGGTGAGGTTATCTCTGGTGATAAACTCTCTCCTCGTATGTCTTCATACATCCTATTCTCTAAACTTGTAGAGAAGGTCAGTGACATCAACAAGTGCTATCAAGAGGGTGATCCTACGAGTAAGGATAGCCCTGATCTAGTAGCAACTGATGGTGGCTTCCTCCGTGTTAACGGTGCGTATGGTATTCAGGCTCTAGTGAACGTTGGTAGCTCTCTCCTAGTTGTAGCTTCCAATGGTGTATGGCGTATCTTTGGTGGTAGTGATTATGGGTTTGATGCCTCTAACTTCGTTGTAGAGCGTATCACAGACCACGGTATCGTATCCCTAGACAGTGTTGTCATCGTTGATAATACGATTATGTTTTGGGGTGATGATGGCATCTACCATGTTCGTACAAACGAGTTCGGTGATTGGACTGCTCAGAATATTACGTTCAATCGTATCCAATCTCTGTATGGTCAAATCCCCGCTGAAGATAAGCGTAAATGTAAGGGGGCTTATGACAGCTTCGAGAGAAAAGTTCGTTGGGTATTCTACAAT